GGTCGTCAACGGCGACGACGAGGACGGCCCCTGGTTCGTCGCCGCCGACATGGCCGCGGCCCTGGGATACAGCCGTGCCAACGACCTGACCCGATTCCTGGCCGACGACGAAAAGGGGGTGCGTGTACTCCGCACCCCTGGCGGTGACCAGCTCGTTCGCGTCGTCAACGAGCCCGGCCTGTACCACGCCATCATCCGATCGAAGACGCGGCTAGCCGCGGAGTTCCGCCGCTGGGTTTGCCATGAGGTCCTACCATCGATCGCCCGTACCGGCCGCTACGAACTACAAGAGCACGCCGCCGAGATCGTGCGCCTGCGGCGCTCCATGACCGGGCTCGAAGAAGAGGTCATGGCCCTGGAGTCGGCGAATGCGTTCCTCGGCGACCAAGCGGTGGTCGCGATCGGCTCGGAGTTCCGACACGGGGGCGTGCGGGTGTGGGACATGCGCGAGGCCCTTGTGGACAATGCGGACCTCGACGTGGCCCCCAAGGAGGTCCTCGATGCGCTCGCCGACCTGGGCGTGTTCGAGCGGCGCGCGTGGGGGCGCGTGGCGATCACTGAGGAGTGGCGGGACATCCTGTTCGCCGAGACGACTTACAAGAGGGGGGACAAGCTCTACCGCTACGACTGGGGCGTGGCGCGTGTGCGCCCCGGCCACCAGCGGGAGTTTCTGACCCGCGTCTACGTCGTCAACGACGAGCACAAGCGCCGCAAGGGCCAGTGGTACTGAGTGTTCTCCCTGCTCCAGGCGCATCGTGCCGGGGCCGATTCGGGCGCTGCGCTCCCCACCGTTTTCCGCTCCCTGGAGCGGTGGGGAGCGCGGCACCAGCGGGGCCAGCTCTCGCTGTACGCGGCCCCGGCCGGCACCGGGAAAAGCGCGCTCGGCCTCACCGTCGCACTCAAGTCCGGCGTCTCGGTCCTGTACCTGTCGGCCGACTCCGACTCCCATGTCCAGACCTCGCGGACCATCTCCATCCTCACTGGAGCGTCACTCGACGAGTCCCGCGAGTGGGTTCGCTCACAAACATGGCCCGCCGAAGTCGGTGAAACCCTAGGTCAGAACCTGTTCTTCAGGTTCGACTTCACGCCTTCGCCCACTATGGACGACGTTGAGGCCGCCGTCGCTTGTTACGTTGAGATCTACGGCGAGGCCCCGCATTTGATCGTGGTCGACAACGTCACCAACATCCGGGGCACCACGCAAGCGAACGCGGAGGACCCGTTCTCCGGACTTGAGTCCATCATGGACTACCTCCATTCGATGGCCCGCGAGACGGGCGCGCACGTGCTCGGACTCCACCACACCACGGCCGCGCACAACGACTCCTCCAAGCCCATCCCCCTCTCGGGGGTCAAAGGGCAGATCTCCAGAGTCCCGGCTCTCATCCTCACCCTCCACAAAGCAGGCGAGAAGCTCCTGGGCGTCAGCGTCGTTAAGAACCGTAACGGCAGGTCAGACGCCTCGGGTGGCCTCACCGTCGAGCTGGAGGCCGATCTCTCCAGGATGGCAATCAGTGACCCGAAATTCTCGGCCCCCCAATGGGCGAGCCAGCAAAGATAAGGGCTACGCCTTCGAGGTCCACGTCAAGGACCTGATCCGCACCATCGACCCCGAAGCGGCGCGCAACGGCACCCTGTACGGCCCCGCCGACCGGGGCGACATCGACTCGCCGCTCCTTGACCTGGTCATCCAGGCCAAGAACACCAAGGCGATTTCCCTGCTCAACGTGGCGGACGCCGCCAGCGCCCAGGCCCGCAACGCCGGGCGGGCCGACTGGATCGTGGTGCATCGCTACCGGCGGGGCGACTCCTACGCCCCGCACGAGCGGAACCTGTGGACGGTGGAAGAGGCGTTCGCTCGTCGCCTGCTCGCCCTGTACGGGCTGTCGCAGTCCGGCGTCATGGTCCTGGCCCCGCGCGGACGCGACCTGACCGAGGCCGAACGCGAGTTGGCCGCCGCTCGGTCATGACCGAGCCCGCGATCTACGCCGCACTCCGTCACTACTACCCGGGCTGGGAGGCCCCGCGCACGGTCGCCGAGCGGTGGAATCCCTGCAAGTGCCCCGATCCGTCCCATGAGGACCACAACCCCTCTGCCTCAGTCCACCCCGGGAAGGGCGCGTTCATGTGCCACTCCTGCGGGATCTCGGGCGACCTCATCTCCCTCATCAGAGACCAGGAAGGAGTCAACTACCGTGACGCTCTCGAACGAGCAGAGACTTTCGCTCCTGGAATCAGCCAGGAGCTACGCCGAGCAGGCACAGGACTCTCCGCTCGCCGACTATTTGGCGAGAAGGCGGGGGATCACCGATCCGGCCCTGATCAAGCGCCTGGGTCTGGGGTACGTCGGCGAGCCTTTCCCCGGCCATGAGCGGTTCCGGGGCCGCATGGCGATTCCCTACCTCCGCTACGGCTACTCCGGGCCGAACGTCGCGACCATCAGGTTCGCGTGCATGGTCCCCTCCTGCAAGCACACCGACCACGAGAAGATGCTCTCCCTGCCCGGCCACGGGAACCGCCTCTACAACACGAGAGACCTGCTCGCGCCGGTCGACGAGGTGTGCATCTGCGAGGGCGAGTGGGACACGATGACCGCCCTCGCCTACGGCCTCCACGCCGTGGGCGTGCCCGGTGTGAAGGCGTGGAAGCCGTACATGGCCGGCGCGTTCGCCGGATACAAAAAGGTCCGCATCATCGCGCAGATGGACGACGACGGGCAGTCCGTGAAGTGGGCGAATGAGCTTGCCTCCCAGATCCCCGCCGCGGTCGTCCAGCACTGCCCGCACGGCTTGGACCTCAACGACGCGCACTTGGCCGGGCGCGCGAACGCGCTCCTCAAGGGCCCCAAGGCGGTACCCGCAGGTGTCTAGGACCGCATCGGAAATCTGGCTCGCCGGCGGCTCCGACGAAGCGTACTGGGAAGCCTGGTGGACCGAGGCATACGGGCACGGGCCGCATCCGGGCGGCTGGGACGAGTGCATGTGTTGTCCACTTCCCGACGACGAAGACGAGAACCCCGATGACTGACACCACCACCCGCACCGAGACCGCCGCCGAGGTCAGCATCGAGGAATGGGCCCGGCTCCTGCGCCTCGCGACCACCGTCGCCCGCAACGAACTCGCGACCTGGCCGCGCGGCTTGATCGAGGTCGACGACCTCGCCCAGGACCTCATGGTCGACCTGGCCCGCAACCGAGCCGACACCCGCGGTCTCCTCGACAAGTACACGGCCACGGGACTCAAGTCGACCCTGCGGCGCAAGGCGTACCGAGCGGCGCACGCCGCCGCCGAGTCCCGCCGGCGCTGCCACGGCACCGACTTCTACACCGTGTTCCGTGTTCGCGCCCTCCTGGAGGAGGGCATCGGCCTCATCCCCGGCGCCGTCGAGGAGCGCCGCGACCCGTCCGGCTCCTACACGGTCGGCTTCGCCGAGGCCGCCGACCTGGCCGAAGCCCTCGACCTCGTCGCCGAACGCCACCGCCAGGCCCTCACCCGCAAGTTCGGGCCCGTCCTCGCCGCCCAGGCCACCCCGGCGCCCACCGCCGACCAGGTCGCCCGCGCCGTCCGCGCCCTGACCTACCTCCTCAACAACCTCGCCGAGGAGAAGACCCGCCTGCGCGGGGCCATCACCCGCCCCTGAACAGGTACTTCATTCAGACATGTCTGTCCACTCTTCACCAATTCGTATGTCCACAGAGCACATACGTGCCTGTTAGGAGGATCACCACGTGAGCGACGATCCGTGGGCCACACCGGTCCAGACCGCACCGGTACAGTCGATGCCGCCGGGGCAGGGCACCCCCGTATCTGCCCCGGCACCCCAACCTCCCACGCCCGCAATGCCTTCGGCGATCGTGCGCCTGACCCTTAAGGAAGACGGCCCGCCGTGGCTGACCTTCGAGTCCGGGTCGGCCGCCGACATCATCGCCCACCTCGACGACAAGGCCGCGATCCAAGGACTCCTCCAGCGGGCCTCGACGATCTCGGCCTACTGGCGGGGACTCGGCGGCCAGAACCAGGCCCAGAACTCCCGGCCCGCCGCACCCGCCGGCCAGCGCTCAGGCCACGGCACTCCCGGCCCCCAGAGCGCTCCCGGCGGTGAGCGCCGGTTCTGCGACCACGGCGAGATGACCTGGAAGTCCGGCATCTCCTCGAACTCCGGCAAGCCGTACTCGGGGTGGTTCTGCCCCGGCCCGCGGGGCTCACAGTGCCCGCCGGAATGGCCCGACAAGGGCGGCAACCAGCGCCGGGCCCAGTCCGCCTCGTACGAGGACGCGCCCCCCTTCTAGATCCCCACCCTCGAAAGGAGCCCCACCACCATGCAGACACCCACCTTGGAGCGGCCCGAGGCCGCGCCGCTGCTCGCGGTCCGCGACGAGCACCGCAAATGGCCCAAAACCCCGAGGCTGACGACCCCGTTCGTCATCACAGAAAAGCTGGACGGCACCAACGCGTGCGTCGCGATCTCCCGCCTGGGCGACCGTGACGGGGTCTCCGCTGCGGACCTCGACTTCCCCGAGCACTACGGCGTCACCGTCGCGTTCACTCATGGGGCGTGCTTCGCCGTCCGCGCCGCCTCACGGACCCGCTGGATCGCCCCCGGCGACCGCGACAACTTCGGGTTCGCCGGGTGGGTCCGCGAGAACGCCGAAGCCCTCACCGTCCTGGGTGTGGGCCGCCACTACGGGGAGTGGTTCGGCCGGGGCATCCAGCGCGGCTACGGCATGTCGAACCGCTGTTTCGCTCTCTTCGACGAGAAATGGCGCAACGCCCTTCCCTACGGTCTCCCGCCGAATGTCGGGGTCGTGCCGCGCGTCGCGACCGCCGCCGGCCACGAGCTGACGAAGCGCGTCGCATGGGCCCTCGACCACCTCGACAAGGACGGCTCCTACGTCGGCGCTCCGGGCGCCGTCGCTGAGGGTGTCGTCGTCACCTCCATGAACTCCAACCCGATCCGATTCAAAGCCCTCGCCGACGAACACGAATGGAGCACCATCTGATGAGCAACAAGACCAGCACCCGCCGGACCACCGTCACCGTCGCTCTCAAGAAGGGTCCAGTCCTCACCGTCGAGGACCCCGAGGTCTACAAGGTTGAGGGAACGATCCTCACCCTCGGCGAGTCCAGCCGCGCGATGCGCCTGCCGCTGGACACCATCACCTCGATCACGGTCGCCCCCCGCAAGCCGGACGTGGTCGACGAGCTGATGAAGCTCTACACCGACGCGCTCAAGCGGAGCCCCTACAGCGCCTACACCTACAACACCTCGCTGCGGTGGTGATCCTGTGACGAATGCCAGCACGTTCGACGACGACGAAGCCCGCCGCCTCCTCTCCGGGCTCCAGGAGGGCCTGGAGGACGCGATGATGGACGCCAAGATCGAGATCGCCGCAGCCGTCTGGTCGGCGGTTGTCCGCTCCTCGCACGGCGTTTACACCGCCGCGAGGAACACCGGGTACTCGCGCCGCGAGGCCCGGCGGATCGCCTGGCGGTTCATCGTCCGATGCACCCGATAGCCTGACGACGGCCGCGCGGCCCCACCCTCCCAGGGTGGGGCCGCTTCTCGTTGCAGTACAAGAGGTTCAGAAGATCCGCTTCAGCTTCCGCTTCACCCTGCGCGACTTCCGGGCCGTCGTCACGACCCGCCGCGCGCCCGGATCGGCGATCTGCCGAACGAGGCGCGCTTTCGCGCGTCCTCGGACTCGGTTGAAGGTGACCGCGACGGGGTTCCTGCGACGGCGGGGCATGAGGGGTATCCAATCACTACACAGCTATGAGGACATTGTCTCGGCCCTTGGCCGCCTTCACAACCCGCTGGATCGTGCGAATGCTCGGCACGAGATTGAATCGCTCTTTCAGCTCGGGTGCGGAGAGACGGGGGTGATTGCGGTGGAGGGGCACCACGACATCCCAGACATCCTCCTGGTGGATGCCGGTCGGGGCGACGCCGTAAGGGAACCGGACGGGCTCCTCGACCGGCGCGGCGAGCCCGTCGAGGCCCGCCGGGGAGTCCGGCACGACCGGAGCGACCGGAGCCGGTACCGCGACGGGCTCGACCACGGGAACGGGAACCGGAGGCGCGACCGCAGGCGCGGGGACCCCGGCCGGGGTCGCCTCGGCCGGGACGGGCGGGTTGAACAGGGCCTTGAGCATGGTCTTCGTCAGGAAGGCGTCCAGCTCGTGGACGCGCCACAGAATGAGGGGCGGGACGGCCGAGACTGCGATCGTAAGCTCGTTCGACTCGGGGATCTGGCCGGCGCTCAGGAGGTGCGACAGGGAGTTGCAGACGATCATAAGGCCGATCGCTACGGCCGTGTCGAGCTGGCGGTGGACCTTGAATGCGGCGATGGCGTAGGCGTCGAGGGCGACGGGGTAGAAGACCGCGAGGCGCCAGTCGTAGCCGACTTCGACGGCCATGTGGTACTCGCCGGTCGCGCACAGGGCGATGGCCGATCCGAGGCAGATCCACACGAGGACGCGCATGGCGCGGTTGGACTGGAGCTGGGTAGCCTGGGGGTGCATCCGATGTTCCTTTCTCGTTTTTCCTAATCCGGGTTGGGGATGGGTGCGAAGGCCCCGGCGAGGTGTTAGCGCACCAGACCGGGGCCGCCTTGCTATGTGGTCGTCTTAGGCGGCATGGTGAGAAGGTCCCAGGAGCCGACATCGACGGCGAGCTGGTCGACGAAGGTGGTGAAGGTCGCGAGGGCCTCACGCGCTTCCTCCCTGGTGAAGTTCTCGTTCCAGTTGAGGACCTGGCGGACCGTGCCGTCCTCGCGGTGGACCTTCGAGTTCATCGCGAAGTCGAACCATTCGCGGTCGCCTTCGTGGCTGTGGACGAGGGTGATCCACACGTCGTGGCTGCCGTCCTTGACGGCCTTGGCCTCACCGATGACGGAACCGCCCGAGCAGACACGGTTGCCGTCCTGGTCGGTGCGGGAGGCGTTGTAGGAGGTCATGGGGTGCGCCTTTCGCTGGAGGGGAACGCATTGAACTGAAGTGTACATCAGTGTACGCGACTGCACTGTAGTGTACAGTCAGGATATGAGCGAATCAAGTAAGCCCACTCAGTATCCGGCGACCGAGGCGCGGAAGATCCTTGGCGAGCTGGTGAAACGGGCCGCCAAGGGCGAGCAGATCACCATTTCCTACCGGGACGACTTCCATGCGGTCCTGGCGGACCCGGCTGTCGTGCACGCCGGGTTGATCGCAACAGGCCGGATCGGACAGGACATGTCCGACGAGCGCCGGGATTTGATGGTCAACATCCTGGGGTCCATGTCCAAGATCGAGCGGGAGAAGCTCGCGGGTCGCGAGCGGCTCGACCGCGAGCGGATGGCCGAGATGGGCCTGGACCCGGATAAGGAGTACACCGAGGCGGAGGTGTGGGAGGTCGAGCAGGCGTACATGAAGCGCCGCCGAGCCGAGCGGCAGGAGCGCGACGAGTGACTGAAGCATGGAGATTGGGGACCCCGATCCGCACGTAGGTCGAGCCCCGCGTGCGCACGCGCGGGGCTCTCTCGTTTCACGGAGACACGCCGAGAAAGTCTGGGCATTTGCTGGGCATCCGTGGTTGAATATGGGAATGACCACAAAAAGCCCACTCGCGGAGGATGTGAAGGCGGGGCTCCGTGCCGTGCTCCGCCACGGCCTTCCCCTCACCGCTGGCACACCGCCGGCAGCGCTACTCGAACTCCGCGGCGTCGTTGGCCGCGCCGTCGACCCCACCGATCCAGCCAGCCGCGCCGAGGCTCTCGACGGACTTCTTCGCTCACTCGTCGCGCGCTACCCCGATCAGCGATTGGCACCGGGCGTTCGCATCCTCTTCGGCCTCAACGATGGCGCTGGGCTCAACCTCATGAAGCGCCGCGCGCTCGCGGCCGAGGCCGTCGTCTACGAGGCTGACCACTTCCGCAAGCGCATCGAACCGGCGATGGTCGAACAGCTCACGGCCGAACTCCTCGCCGATGCCGACCGGTTCCGCCTCACCAAGCTCATCGCCCCGCGCCTGGCCGCCGCCACTGCGCGGCAGCCGATCACCACCGACCCATTCGCCTGGGAGGTCACCGCCCACGAGGAGGCATTGACACGCGTCTGGGCGGCCGTCTACGCACTCCGCGCGGACCTGCTCCTCGTCGAACGACTCATCAGCCTCGACGAGGCCCCCGCGGAGATCGCCGATGCCTTGGTGAGCGCGGCGTGGCGGTGGGGCCTTGCCCGCAATGTCGCCGTTGACTTCGCCGACATCTATCCCGGCGAGGCCAGTCCCGACGACCTCATGTTCCTGGCGGGCTGGTGCCCCATGCTCACTCCCGAAGAGGCCGTGAAGATCCGCGCCGCCGCCGAAGCCGCCGGGGACGCCGACGCCTTCCGGACCGCCGTAGCGGTTGCCCTCGACCTTGACCAGACCTGGGTACGTCCCTACCTGGACGCCGCCCCGACCGATCCGATCCCAGAAAGCACCGACCAATGACAGACGCACTCGCACAAGCCATCGCCAACGCCGCCGAGGAGCCGCCGAAGCGGTACGTGATCACCGGCGGCCCCTCCACGGGGAAAGACGACCTGATCGAGGCCATCCGCAAGGCCGGTCTCCCCTGCATGGAGGAGGAGCCGGGCCGGGCGATCTACCGCAAGCACCGCGACAGGCTCGGCCGACACCTGCTCAAAGAGGACCGCCGAGACTACTCGCTCGAAGTCCTCGCCGCCTTCATCGACGAGTTCGAGAACCACACCAACGGCATCCGCTTCTACAACCGCGGCATCCCCGACGGCTACGGCTGGGAAGGCTTTTTCGGCCTTCCCCCTGCCCCCGAGCTGGACGCGGCCACCGAGCGGTACCGGTATGACACGGTATTCGTCCTCGACCCGCTCGACCGCTTCGAGGACCCCGACGACATTGTGTGGGCCAAGGAGCGCGAGCTACGCCGCGTCCACGAGCTGATCGTGCAGGGCTACTACAACGCCGGATACGAACCGGTCTTCGTCTCGCCCGGGACCGCCGCGGACCGGCTTGACTTCATCTGCGCCAACCTGCGACTCCCCAAGCCCACCCGTGACGAGAGGTGACCCCCGTGGCTGATCTCCTGGTATCCCCGAACTCCGTTCTCGCGAACGCCCTGGTGCGCTCGATCGACCTCCTGAGCCCCAGAGTCCACGCCGACCGGCCGCGCCGCATCGAGTTTGTGGTCGGCACCCAGATCAACGGGGCACCGCACCTGGGCACCAACCTCGTCCAGGCCGCCGCGTTCACGCTCGCCAAGCACGCCCGTAAAGAGTTCGGCATCGAGACCGCCGTCCGATTCGGGGCACTGGACAACGCCCCACATGAGGTCGAGCTTGACCCCGAGACCCATCACGCCTACCAGCGCACGTACTTCCACGCGCTCGGCAAGGCCGGGGTCGACGAGCTGATCGACCGCTATTACCGGGCGTTCTTCGACTCGCTCGCCGATGCGACCGATGTGGACTACACGGTCGAGACCTACACCGACCAACAGGCCACACCCGGGTTCCGCGCTGAATTCCTCCGCAGCCTCGAACACCTCGACGACATCCGCCTGTGGCTGGCGCCCTCGCACGGGAACGTCCACGTCCGCGTCCCGTGCCCCGAATGCGGGTGGGCCGAGAAGCGCGGCGACCGCACCCGCCTCGCGGGACTGGACGAGGACGGCGCGGTCTTCACCGCCGTGTGCATGGACCACGGCCCCTATGAGGTCCACATCGACCCCGAGGACGACACGCCGTACCTCGACCTCGCGACCCTGTACCGCAACCTCGTGAAAGAGCGACTGATCAGCCGAGACCGGACCGTGCTGCCGGTCATGATCAAAGGCGGTGACTGGACCTTCGGCGCCCAGCTTGTAGACGGCGCGCTCGGGGCGATGGGCACCCCCATCACCCAGATCCCCCTGCGAATCTTCACCCCGCAAGTCCTCGCAGCGACCGGCGCGAAGCTCTCGAAATCGCTCTTGCGCGAGCGCGGCAAGACCGCGCTCCCGGCCGATGTCGAGCCGTGGATGCTCGACACCACCACCGTCCCCGGCGACGTGGACGGCTACGTTGACGCGCTCCTGTGGCTCGTCGGGGTCATGCTCGCCGACCCCAAGCACTTCTTCCGCTCCTACACCGTCCGCGAACTCAGCAGGCTCATGCACGCCCGACCTGCCGAAGAGGCCAACCGGTTCCGCGCTCACGAGATGGGCATCTACAAGCGGTATTTCGACCTCATCGCCTCCGGCGAGAAGACCACCGAGATCCGCGTCAACGATGCGTCCCGGCGCAACCTCAAGGCGGGCAAGCTCATCCGCTTCAAGTGCCAGGGCGACGAGGTCCTGACCCGAGTGACCTACGTTCACCGCTACGCCGATTTTGACGACATGTTCGACCACGAGTCCGTCGAATCGGTGAACCCCACCGCGACCCGTGAGAGCCAGCTCGCCAACATCCGCCAGATCTACCCGCCCGACCGCGAGGCGGCCGGCGTGCTGGCGATCGGGATCGAACTGGTAGACCCGCCCCGGCCCCGCACCGGGGCGTAGAGCGAAGCGACGCGAAACGGCGGGCGGCATAGGCCGCCCGCCGTTCTATTTGATCTGGGGCCGACGCCAAGCGGCGGCGGACCGGCGTCAGCGGGCGAGGAGGCCCCAGGACACGCAGCCGGTCAACCCTGCGGCTCCGAGCAGGAGCACCGTGCGCCCGGTCGTGCTGCGCAGGGCCGCCAGTGCCAGAGCGGAGCCGACGATGAGAGCAATCTGCGTCCGCTGGAATCGCGGGGCCTTGCGGACAAGCTGGGTCGCCTCGTCGGCCCCGGTGGTGTGATCGTGCTGGGTGGGTGACATCGGCTTCCTTCGTGATCGTGGTGGGGTGTGGTGGTGGGGCCGCCGCGCGAGCGTCGTGTGCGGAAGGTCGTGCGCGGCGGCCCCGAGGGGAGGACGGAGGTCCTCCCCGGCCTATGGCGACTCAGACGCGGACTTGACGAGCCCGGCGAGCGTCTCCCGCTCGCCTTCGATCCACTTCCGAATCTTCTCGTCGCGGAAGCCGTATAGGTCGGCGAGTCGCTTGTAGCCGAGCAGCTTCCCGTCCTGGTAGACGGTGAAGTCGGCCAGGTCGCGGAGCCGCGGGCGCGCGCCGTCGTAGACGAGCATCGCGATGACGAACTCGTTGGCGGTGCGGCCGGTCGGCTCGAACACGAGCGCGAACGTGTCGCCCTCGAAGGCGTGGACTATCCGGGCCCGGTCGTAGTCGCGCAACGAATTAGGCTCCGCCGCACTTGCTTCACTGTCGTTCATGACCGCCGTCCGAGGGCTCGGTTGCTAGATCGGCGCATAGTGCGCTCCGAACGCGAGCACGACGAACGCAGCGCCGCCCCCGAACACCCAGTCTCGCTTCCGCTTCGCGGACCGCTCGTTGTGCGCCTTGACGGTCTCCTTGCCTCCCCATTTGATGTAGGCGAGGTAACCGACCATGTAGAGCGCGACGCCGTAGGTGACGGCGAGACCGACTTTCGAGGCCAGAGCACCGATCATGTCGCCGACAGCCGTGTCCTCGGTGCGGGAGTATAGGAGCGCGAGGACGCCGGCGGCGAGGCTGATGATGAACGCGCGGATCATGCCTTTCACGCGCTCACCCCCGCCGTCTCCAGCTCGCGCGCGAGCGGCGAGGCCGGGTCGTGGGTGAAGTCCCATTCGCCGTCGAGCCCCTCGCCGTTGTCGAGGGCAGCCGAGATCTCCACGAGGAACCGCATGAGCACACCGCCGCCAGTCATAGACAGGCCGAATCCGAGGTGCTTGGCGGCGGCGTTGAGCGCGGGGTAAAGCGTGCCGCAAGAGCTGAGGCCGACTTCGCCGAGGGGCGCGTCCGCCTGAGACAGGCCGAGGGCGACCACCTTGAAGCGCTTGGCGCCGCCCTCATACTCGTGGTAGGTGATGCGCAGGTCGTACCCGAAGGCGTGGAGGATGCCCAGTGATTTCATGGTGGCGTTAGTGCTGTTCGGCATGGCTCCGCTTCCACTTCGGCATGACCATCGGCAGGAGTCCGGTGTAGGGGGCCAGCGAGTTGGTGACCATCACGAGCCCGACAACCCCGGCGAGCTGGAAGGCAAGCCCGATCAGGGCGCAGAAGGCGGACCAACTGGAGGCGGGCTGGAGGCTGACCAGCTCGTACAGCGCCATGATCATGAAGACGGCGCCGAAGGTGAAGATGATGGCGAACGCCAGGTAAAGCACGGTCGCGGTGACGAAGGTGGTGCGGTTGAGTGGTTCGGACTTTTCGTCCATTGAGGAGATTGCTCCGTCTCGTCTTGATGGTGGGACGGGTGCGGCAGCACTGGCGGACCGATGGGATCGAGCCCGCCGGATCGGGAGGCGCCGCCGCACCCGAGTCGGTGAAGATGGGGTAGCGGGTTCGCGATGACCTTCCGGCCGCCGAACTGACGGCGCGGTGATCGCGTCGCGGGTGCTACTCCGATATGTGGTCTAGTTGTGCCGCAACGGATTCCGCGCGGTCGTTCTCCGCCTGCTCGGCCTTGGCGATGACCTGGCGGGCCTGCTGGTCGATCCAGGGTTTCCAGGAGTCCCGCGACCAGTTCGAGTACCACTCCGAGTACGCGTAGTGGTAGACGTGGCAGATCAGGCCCATTGGAAAGTTGCCTCGGCGGGCCTCGACGCGGTGGACCTCGCCGTCCGGGTAGACGGTGAAGACGAAGTCCTCGCGCTCGAACTCGCCGAGCGGCGCTCCTGGGTCAGCCATTGCGCAGGGCGCTCCGCTCGTTGATGTCGTCGGTTCGGGCCTGCCGTGGCAGGGCAAGGCGGCCCCGGACGGCCGAGCGCCACAGTGCTGAGCCCGCGCGGGCGAGTCGGAGCCGGTTGGACCTGCCCGGCTCGGACTCCGGGTCGGTCCCGAACGTGTCTCCGTAGTCGGGAGCGCTCCAGGAGACCTGGACTTGCATGTAGTCCTTGTGCGGTGCGGTCAAGGTGGCCGCCCACCGTGGCTCCGCGTCGCCGGGCTCCTCTTCGACACGAACGACCCCCGTACTGGGAGTGGCGGTCATGACGAGGACGAGATCGCCGAAGCGAATCGAGGAGCGCACAGGGACCTCGATCGCACGCTTGTAAGCGTCAACGATCGCGGCCTCGGCGAGGACGGCATTGCCGTTCCCGGCCCAGTCAGACGGGAAGTCGAAGTGCGCCCCGCCCTGGTCGTACTGGTCGAGGTCCGTCGCCTCGGCAACACCGCGGTGAGGATCGGGAAAGACCCTGTCCACCCGGGCCTGATTGCCGCCGTGGAGATACACCCGGTAAGTCCAGTCGGGCCCGGCGGCGGCGCACAGGTGGAACTCGCCGATCTTCAGCCCCGCCGCCTCCCGTACCGGTCCGGCCTCTGCGGTCGCTGTCTCACCCATGCGGTGCCCCTCTCACTGCTTGCGCGTCACGGGCCGCCAGCCAGACGTTGCGGGCGGCCTCCTTGATGTCCTGCGAGAGGTCAGGGCCACTGAAGCGGGCGTGCCAGAGGTCTTTCAACCACAGGTCGGTTTCGGCGTCGTCGACCTCGCCGATGTTCCGGGCCTGGCCGATGTAGCGGGGGGAGCCGATTCCGGTGTGGAGCGTGACGGCCCGGTGCTCGATGTCGGGGGTGAACGCGAGCTTGAGTCGGTCGACCGTGACGTACTTCGTGCCAGGTCCCGGGGGGATCGTCGGCGGAGACGCGGGGGCGGAGGGAGCCGACGACTTCGCCGCTGCCTGCGCGGCTTGGTATGCCGTGTCAGCCGCCTCGCGGATCTCGCGGCGGTCGTCCCGGTTGAATGCGACGATGAACTCAGCCTCGACGCGGAACTGTGGCCTGCGCAGGTTCAGCGCAGAGACGGTCCCGACGAACTGGGGCTTCTCCTCGACGGTCGAGACCGTCACGAGGCCGTCGCCGGGGAATACCTTGAGGACCACTTCCCGCTCGCGTTCGCCTTCGCCGATCCTCACCCGCTTGGTCGACGGCGGGATGACCGCTCCGATCTGGCTCATCGGACCGACCTCCCACGCATGGAGTGCTGGTAGTGGCGCTGCGCGGTGTCCCGGATCTCCCGGCGGTAGTAGTTGAGCCGGTTGAAGTATTCGGGCTCGAAGAGGATGCGCGGGTAGTCGGCTTCGATGAGGCCGTTGACGGTGGCGACGAGCGCATTTCCGGCGTCGGCATCTTCGAGGGTGACCCTGTCGTCGCCAGGGAATGCGGTGTAGCGCAGGCGCAACCGGTCTTCCATCCCGCCCGCGACGGGGACGATCTTCGCCGGGGATTCGGTGTCGGTCTCGGTGCTCATGCGACCGCTCCCTTAACCGGCTCGATCGGGTAGTCGTGCCGGGTGTCGCGGTACCGATGCCGCGGGGTGGGCTTTCGGCGGAAGCGACGGCCTTTTGGCCGCCGTTGCTCGATCGGGGCCGGGGGCCGCTGCGCAGGGATGGCCGGCACCGGAGCCGGAGCGGGTTTCTTGGGTTTGGGCGGAAGGATGTTGAGGGCCTCTGTATTGCTGAACAGGTACCCGGCATCGACGGAGCGGCGCTTCTCGGCAGGTTCAGCCCTCTTGTTGTAGGTCTCCAGGTTCTTCCGTCGAGTCGTGCAGCCCTTGCGGCGGGTGATCTCGCGGCAGTCGAACGCCTCGCACTGATAGAGGAGCCCGAAGAGGATCGGGATGGGTTGGTGCTTGGCGATCGTGGCTTTTGCGTGCCACAGCGTCGGGTCGTAGGATAGGGCGAAGGTCATGAGAGAAGGACCGTTTCTCTTCATGTGCCGCTTGAGCGGCCCACGCCAGGACAAGGGACTTTTGCAGGGAACCTAGCCTGACGTGGGCCGCCGTCTTGTGTGCGGCGTGGATGAAACGTCGTGGTCTTCAGTTATGGAGTGGCCCGCCCACCCCCACCTCTTCGAGAAGCCCCGAAGTGGGCGGGCCGGTCGAGCTGGAACCCCACCAAACTTCCTCGTCGCCGAGTCCATCAGGGTTCCGGCCGTTCGAGCAGCGCCCGACCAGGGTTATGTCACATGCGGCGAACGCGTCATACTGTGCCGAACGCCACGTGTTGATGATGGCACATCAAGATCTAGAACGCAACGTAGCATGACCATGCAGCATTCGGAGATTTCGCCTCGTGTAGCAACTGGGGTAAGCTCCACCCCACAGGCATGCCGATTGGCCTGGGTATCCTGACCACCTACCGGAGGGGGCACTCGTGGAGGACGTAGGCAAGCAGCCAACCATCAGGGCTCGATGGCTCGGCAAGGAGCTGCAAGAGCTTCGGAAAGCCGCGGATGTCGAGGTCCAGGCAGTCGCACAGTTCTTGGGTAAGCAGCGCGCGGTCGTGTCCCGGTTCGAGCGAGGCGAGTTCCCAATCTCGATCGATGAGCTTCCAGGTCTCCTCGACCTCTACCGAGTCAGGGACCTGAAGACTCGCGCAAATCTGCTCAAACTTGCGCAAGAGGTCACCCAGCGAGGGTGGGCAGATGGGCACGGAATCGGCAGCGGCTTGGCTAACTTCATCTGGCTGGAAGAGAACGCTCAACGGATGCTCATCCTGAGCACTGTTGTGGTGCCCGGTCTGATCCAGACTCCCGATTATGCACGTACTCTGTTCGAGGTTCGGACCGATGAAGAGGACGCCGAGCAGGCGAATCGATGGCTTGAGACTCGCCAGATTCGAGGATCGCTAATCCAAGACCCCGGCGGACCGATCGTGCGAGTTCTGTTCCTGGAGACGGTTCTCGACCACCATGTCGGTGGGAATACCGTGATGTCTGGTCAGATCAGCCACTTGATCGACACCGCTGGGCTTCCGCAAGTCGAACTGAGGGCGCTTCCCCGCGGTGTCTGGAAGCACATCGGTTTGAGTGTCGAGACGGGGTTCACCCTGTTTGAGATGCGCAACGACTGGCCGACCGTGGTTGCTACGGACAGCCCTGCCGGAACGGTCTACGCAGAATCGCCTGACATAGACTGGATAGCAGAGGGATTTGAGTCCCTCTGGAACGATGAAGCTCTGAATGAAGTTCAGAGCATCGATCTCCTTAAGGCTAAGTTGAAGGACGTGACGAGATGACCAGCCACAACACAGAGAGCACGCGAGCGCTCCAGGCTGGAGAGGGATGGCGCAAGAGCAGCCGAAGCGCCAACAACGGCAATGGCAGTGACTGCGTCGAGGCCCGCGCCACTGGTGACGGCTTCGAGGTTCGGGACTCCAAGCTTGGCATGGAATCTCCCCGTTTCCCTCTGTCCACCAATGCCTTTGGATCCCTGCTTACCGGCATCAAGTCCGGCGAGATCGCCTAGCCGCCCCGCACCTTCGAGGCGCGCTCCCCACCCTAGGGGGGCGCGTTTTTGCGTTCCCCTCGAACCCCCATGACCAGCTTCGCGACGGTAAAGTGTCGGATACCCGACACAACTTGATCCGGAGGACCCCACATGGACATCGAACCCCGGGAAGACGGCTCGGTCGAATCCGTCGTCCAGGCATACCGGAAGAAGCTCGGCCTCCAGGTCGACGAGGAACCCCCGTTCGTCGAGGCCGAGGTGATCGAGGAGGACGAGCAGGCTTCGCCGCCCGCGACTGGCGGTAGCCCGGTCTTCCAAAACAACTACTACGGCGGTGCCCCGAAGAAGGTCACTCAAGTGAACGGCACGCTCAACATCACGAGCCTCGACGACCTGTAGAAACGACAGAACCCCCGGCCTCATGGCCGGGGGTTTCCCGTTTGCTCTCCGCGTACGTGGCTTCAATCCTGCGTGTCGGGGTCCTTGACCACCTTGGATGTCAGGCCGCGCAGGTCGGCGGATTGGTGCTGGTAGCCGAGATTCAGGATCAAGCTGTCGTGCTGGCCGAGGTGCTCGGGGACCTCGTCGATCAGGCCGAACAGTGCGCTCTTCGTCCGTTCGAGGTAGGCGGCGCGCTTCGGCGCTCGGTGCCGCAGCGCCTTCATGGCGAGGGAGGCTTTCTGTTCGCCCTGGACGATCGCGCGGCGGGCGCGGCCGGCGACCGCGTCCGGCCAATGGGTCTCCTTGTAGGCGTCGCGGGCCCGCTCGCCGGTTCCGGCCCGGATGGTCTCCTCGATGAGGGCGATGATGCGGCCAAGGACATAGGGCCTGTCCGTGCGATCCTCGTCGAGGCGGATGATGCGGTCCTGGTCCTGTTCGTCGACCATGAGTGCTTTCCCTTTACGGTTGCAGGGCATGAAAACTGAGCCCGCTAGATCGCGGGCGCGTTTCGTTGCAACCCTCGCCGCTCGTGGCGGCGCCAGCGCCCCGGAGGGCGATATCCCGCGAGCCTAACCCTCGGCTCGCCCCAGTGCTATCCCTCGGGGAGGTCCTTCGGGAGCTTCCAGGCCGCCCGGCGCTCCTCGGTCCACCATTCGGGGTCGGGAACACGGATCAGGAGGTCCTTGTCCGCGGGTTCGCGTTCGAGGTACTCGAATCCTCCGTGCTTGACCCTCCACGCTGTGGGCGGGGCGTCCGGATCGTAGGCGAGGACTTCGCCGTTGGCCCGGATCGCCCTGTACCAGGCGATGAGCTTGGAAGTGCGCTCGTCGTCAAGTTCAGCGCCGGAGATTCGGACGCGGAGGTGATCGAAAGCGCGCATGTAGGCGGCTGCCCGCTGGTGGCTGGTGGTGACCTTCCAGGGCCAGAATGGCGCGAGCTGGGTCCGGTAGGGGACGGGAGCACCGGGGGTCTTGCGCGTCCATCGGCTGATCGTGGCGCGGCTGACGCCCTTGCTGCGTGCGAGGTCAGCTTGGGTGATCCTGCCTGCGTCGAGGGCGGCGAGTTCCTCGGCGGTGATTCGCGGCTTCTGTTCCACCACTGACGCGCCCCCTCCCTGTCCAAGTTCGGACTCAGGGTACCTGAGCTGGAGAACGGGAACTTCGGTCATGGTGGGGGTCGCGGTCATGGTCGCCTCCTTTCGCGGTCGGGAGGGACCCGCCGGAGCGGGCCCCTCGTTCGGTTTCTAGCCGTTCAGGTCCTCGATCATCACGGCCCGCTGCGCGGGCAGCGTCCAGTAGAACCCGTTCGTCGACTCGAACTCAATGTGCGCGACACCGTACGGGTGGTGGGAGGTCCGCTTGACCGTGTGCCACTGGACCGCCCCGTGGCGGTCGATGACGACCTGGCGGACGATGTCGCCGGACTTGACCTCGGCGGCGCGGACGCGCCGGGTGCGGTGCTCGTGGGTGCCGCTCGGGTCGGGCTCCCTCCGGTAGACGCGCTTGGCGAGCCCGTCGCCGGTCCCGGTGAAGCCGAACGCGGTGTAGATGCGCTCGTACCGCTCTTCGTGGTCGGGGAACAGGGCGTTCACGCCGCCTTCGATGCAGTACTGGCGGGCGTCGGCCAGGAGGCAGAGCTGCGCGAGCGCGCGCTGCGCCTTGATCTCTCCGGAGCCCGGGACGATGTCGAAGGTGGCGAGCTGGATCGTGAACTCGTCGGGGATGACGACGCCGGCGAGGTTGACGTGGTGCTGGTTGTGGACGTGGACGCTGAGGCGGTCGAGGGCCTTCTGCGCGTAGCGGTCGCGGTCTTCTTGGCTGATCATTCGAGGGTGCTCTTTCTGCTAAGACTGTGCGGCGGGGTCGAGGGTGAGCGGCTGGGCGCATCCGGAGGTGAAGCACTCGTGGCCGCGGTGGAACGCTTGAGCCGAAGTCGACTCGGCGACGCCAGGGCGGGTCTCGCTGGCGGTGCGGTACTCGCACTCGATCAGGTCGAGGTCGTAGTCCTCGATGCCTGAGCGGAGGCCGTGGCGCAGGAGCCGCTTGTAGACGTTGGCGCGCAGTTCCCGACGCCATTTCAGCGCCGCCTGGTACAGGTCGAAGCGGCTGGCGCCGCTGTCGACCGGCGCGTAGCCGTCGCCGCCGATCGGGCGGTGGGCGTAGGTGAACGAGACCTGGCCGTCCTCGGTGAAGGTGTAGTTGTAGCTGTGCTCGACACCCCACTTGTGAGCGTCCTTGCGGGCGGGGCCTTCCTCGGTCGGGAGGTCCTGGATCTTCAGTGCCTCGACGTAGGAGCGGTAACCGTCGAGGCTCCAGTCCAGGCCGTTGGACCAGGTCTCGAACACGTAGGCGGCCATGTTGGGGATCTGGTAGTGCGGCGATCCCCAGTGGAGGTAGAAGTGCGCGCTCGAAGCGCCGGGGAAGTTGAGCGTGGTTTGTGCGGGCGAACCCATCGGCTTGTGCTCCTTCTCTCTTCGGTTCCTAATCCGGAGGAGGGCGCACCGCGCGAGCGGTGCGCCGACCTCGGGCTAGGAGCGCGGCCCTGACCTGGCGAATCGGTCGTAGTAGGCGGTGTCGCCGCCCCACGGGATGGAGTCGACGCCTTCCCACAGGAACGACAGGACGTGCTGGCGGAGCGCCTGGCAGAAGGCGTACGGTTCGGATTCCTCCCACCCGCGGCCCTCGTTGGTCTGATACGCGTAGAACTTGATCTCCTTGTCGACTGAGGCCACGAGGGTGGGGATCAGCGCCTTGTCGGTGGTGGCCGGGTTGCAGCTCTTGACGCGCGTGAAGCGGTAGGGCCCTTCGCCTCTGACCTCGGCCGTGCCGTACCGGCCTGCGTAGACGGCATGGTTCGCCTGGTCGAGCATCTTCCCGACCGGCTCGGGCTCCCAGTCGTCGAAGACATGGCGCGCGACCGTGCCGTCCTCGTTCTTGCTCTCCCAGGCCAGCGGCCCCGTGCTCTGGAGGTCGTGGCGCCAGTCCTTCCACATTGCAGCGGTGAGGAGGATATCGATGCAGCCCTTGGAAACTCGCATTACAGACATGTCTGTCCTTTCTCTCGGTTCCTAATCCGGTAGCTCGAATGTTACACATACCTAGGTATGTGTGCAACATGAGGGGTGTGCTTCTTTATATTCAGGCTGGTCAGAGCGCCCGAGCGGGCGCGGCGAACGGCTCCCGGCGGACTGGCCGCTGCGGTGCCGTCTCGTCATGGAGCGGGACCGGCGGCGGTGCCAATGGCTCCGGGCCGACACCGGGGAGCCGTGCGAGGTCCCGGCGACCGATGTGGACCACATCGAGCCCGGCGACAACCACGACCTGTCGAACTTGCAAGCCCTCTGCGGGTTCCATCACCACAAGAAGAACGGGCAAGAGACGGCGGGGGCGAGGCCGCCGCGGGCGCGGCCGGCGCCGCGCCACCCCGGGCTGATCGGGTAGGGCGTGGCGGCCGGGGTGGGGTGCCCGGGGTAGGGGGGTGTGCCGGGGGGAGGGTCCGGGGTGGGGTATCGAGGGGAGGGGTAGTCCCCGACTCCGCACTAGGATGAGCGCATGGAGCACCCGCACTGGCATTACGTGTCGATGGACCTCGACCCGATCGCCCTGACCATCACGCCGGTGTTCTCGCCGCCCTTGACAGACCGCGTCATCGCCCACCTGGAAACTCAGCGGCTGCTCGATGCGGCGGCCGTGTTCAAACCCGAGATCGCCGAGGCGGCGAAGCTGTGGCGGTGCGGAGCCGACGACGATTTCGTTCAGGCCGGGGGCCGCCTCACGTGGGCGATCTTCGAGTGTGAAGGCGCTAGCTGCGAGGCTGGCCGCCAGGCGTACCTGGATGACTGGGCCGCCAATATCGAGGCGGCGACCGGCGTAGCGCTCCGCGTGCCGCGGGTCGAGACGGACGCCTGAGAAGCGGCCGGACCTCGCCGCCCGCTACCCTGGAACCTGCCAGGTGCCCGCGCCCCTAGAGAAGCTGCCAGGGTCGCGTACGCGGAAGGCCCGGCCATCGAGGGCAGATCCTTTATGCGGCATATGCACCATAGATCACCTTCATACCATATTGTGCATATGCCCCATATGGCACCTCTGCGCCATATGTCCGATATCCGTTTCATAGACATATTGACCAAATGTCGGATTCTGACCTGGGATTTCGTTGACCTGGCCGGCGGCGCCGCTCCCTCGCGGTACGCGACAGCCTCAGTGTCGCTCTCTCGAATGCGGACTACCTGACTACCTTCTGACTACCTGAGTCCACTGTGAGGCTCTCAGAATCGACGCTAGGCCGCTTAAACGATGCCTTCCGATTCGGTCGCATCCGATTGGGGGGCAACAGGAAAGCGGCCTAGCGAGTGCTAGGCCGCTCGTATCCCGAGAGGCTGACCAGGGTTCGCGGTTGGGTCCGTTCGCGTCCCTGCGAGGCTCACAGCGGGTTCCGCAGGGCATGAAAAAACCCGCACCGGTCACCCGGTGCGGGTTTTCTCGTGAGCGTGACCGGGTGAGGTCACCCGACCGGAACGAACTTCTCTGTCGACTTGAGTTGGTGCGTGTGCGCGTACCGCTTGCCATGCCCGTACGGCTTGGACAGCGGCACGGACGCGAGCGCGCGGTATCGGAGCGCGTCATGCATCGCTAGCATCCGGTCCATGTGGTCCGTGATCTTGCGCGACTCCTCATCAGGCATCGGAAGCGATCGGTAAACGCACACCGACCCGTTCCCGCCATCCTCGATCACGTCCATGTGAATCGAGAGCGTGTACACGGAGTCGAACTCCAGATTCGGGATCGCGTCCAAGTCGCTCGCGACCGAACGGGACAGCTCCTCAACCGTGGTCACAGAGTATTCACGGAGGATCGTGAGGACTCCCACCTTGAGCTTGACCTGAACGGTTTCGGGGGATTCGATCGGAACGCACACGCGCTCCACATCCACCCGCATCACGTGCTTAAGGTTGGGATCGGTATTGACCCCAAGCGCTCCGCTGTCCATCACGTGCAGTCGGGGTGAGGGACTCTGCGGCATCCGGTTGGCGTTCATGTCCTGCGGAGTGATGATCTCCAACTCAGGATTGTTGCTCAGATCTGCCTGAATGCGCGAGTGCAATTCCGCCTCAGTCTTGGCGTAATAGTCGCGCATGAACTCGATGTGTCCGACCCGCAAGCGGATGGGGACGTTCTTGTCTTTGAATCGGGACTTCTCGTATTTCCCGATTTCGTAGTCTGCCACGTTCGATCCTCTCGTGTCACGCCTACCATATTTTAGCAGGCTGCGGAATAGTCCTATCCCGGATATCGGTTCACAGCCTCTCGACTGTGAGCCAATAACCGACTAGGCTCTAATCGGCCTAATCGAGTACGTGAAGCCGTTCACCTTGATTGACTTTTCGAGACCAAGCGATTGCAGCGGCTCAACCGCGTTCGCTAGCTCCCCTTCATTCAGCCACGGATTGTGAATCGCAACCCGTTCAATCGCACCCGCTCTCGCGAGTTCGACACTCGGGAAATCAGTCTCAAGCACAAGTGACGTTCTCCGATTCCCGCATTCGCTGAACAGCGTGAAGCGCTTTTCCTCCGACATGTCCTCTCCTCTCTGTCCGTCCCTAGAACGGATAAAGGCTCACCCGAGTGCATCGGGTGAGCCAATAACCGCCCTAGCGGCTAGGGGAGGTTCGCGCGATCGTTGTAAAGCTCGCGCGCGTCGATTCCGCCAGTCCATGACCCGCCTTCGTCGTAAAGGTTTTCGATCGTGATCACGACTTCAAACCATGACGGGTAGTCGCGCGCGTTCCCGTACTCTGCGTACTGCGCTTCGTTCACGTACTCGACAGTCACGCGCTGGGGTCCGTCAAGCAAGGCGTAACAGGTCCCGCCCTCATCGATCGTGTACCCGTCCGACGTGATCGCGCAATTCGGTACCGGGCGGTTGTCTTTCGCCCACGATTCCAGCGCGTCCAAGTCCGCGCGGTACGGGTTCTCTCCCACCCTGCGGAACCATGAGCGCGTCTGCTCGATATCGTCGAGTACGCCAGGGTTCAGCGCACCCGTTGAAGCGAACGCTGCGAGGTCGGAACCAACGGCCCCGGGTGACTGGTAGGCCGCTGCAATTTCGCGCGCCGTAGACGCGCTAAGCGGCTCTTCGTACTCCTCTGAGAACGTGACCTCATCCTCGATATCCAAGATATCGGTCATGCGTACGCCTCCACTCGCTTGATAGGGGTATATGACCATTCGATCAGGTACCATTCCTGATCGTTGATCGTGATGGTTTCCGGCGGTTGGATATCGCCATGCTCCTTGCACCGGTACGAATCGAAGTAATCCGTTTCAGTGCCATCTAGAACGGACTCGCCGTAATTGAATCCGTAAATGGTGAACATGTACCCGTGTGCTCTCTGCGGGTTATGGCAGTCGCACGTTTCGAAGGGTTCCATGCATCCTCTTTTCTCGTGTTCCTAATCCGAGGACACAACCCATGAACCCTTGGGTTCACGGATCATGCAAACGGTTAGGCTCAACCGCGAACGAACCACGGCGTACGCCAGTCGTATTCGCTCTGAATATCGCTGATTCGCTGATTTCGGCTGACAAAGAACAGCGTCTCTTTCGAGGCTTCCGCCAAGTCAGCGAACATTTCATTCATTCTCTCGTTACGCGAACCGAAATTCGCCCAACCCTTACGAACCCGCTGCGACGCTTCCCCTATGAGTTGAAAGTGTCGAGGTTCATCGAACGCGACCACCCAATACCGGGCGTTGAACTTAATTCCATCGATCCGACCGGACTCGCACCACGGGGCACCACGTCGGAACTCGATTTCAGCGTTAGGGTGGATTTCAATCCACTCTATCTCGATAGGCAATCTGTTGCCCATTGCTTTCATGCTCCTTTGCTGCGTTAGTTGGATCGCACCATGTACTCAATGAGAGGTGCGCCATTGGACATAATCGTTTTCTCAACAGCCGTACGCGCTTTGTTCAGCTTGTCGACTCGTTCGAAAGCGCGTCGCGTCGTTTGGTATTCGGCTATCAAGCTACGGAATCCGTCCGAATGGATCATGACGACTTCATAGAACACTCGGGTTCTCCTCTCCTAGTCTCGTGAGCGCGTCTACAGACCTAGGGATCGTGGCCTGTAGACGACTCACTAGCTAGGAGTTAGTCCAGAAAGTCCGGGTGGATATACCACCCTCGCAACTCGTGATAGTGCCTCAGCACGATCTGATACGCGTCACTCAATGCATTCCCTTGATGATCTAGGGAAACCGCACCGGTCACGCCGTAGTCCAGCGCGACCGTATTAGTGATGTCGCTAACTAGACTCCACATCGTGAGTTTCCCGTAATACTCGGTGTCCCACCATTCGCGCGCATCTTCGCGAATCATCCGCACAGCATCGAAATAGGTCATGCTCTGATAGATGAAGCGATTCACCTTCCGTCGCGCGGCCTTCCGCTCTGCCTCGGAATACTCATCGCTGAAAGCGATCGATTCCCAATGCGCGCGATCTTCCTTGTCTTCGGACATTTCATGTCCTCTCTGTTCCTAATCCGGATAGCGGCTCACGTGCAAGACGTGAGCCAATAACCGACTAGGCATCTCTCACATAATCGATGCACGGTTTCAGGAATTCGTCATATGACGTGACCGTGGTCCGGTCACGCTCGAAATCCCAAACGGTAATTGCTGCCACGGGTCGCATATTTGACCCATGAAAGACGTTGATATACCTGCCACGACCGATATACGGCCACCATTTGAACGTGAATCCACTGAACGTGACCGAATACTCTCGCATTTGATACGGCATTCTGCTGTCCCTCTCGTGTTCCTAATCCGAGAAAGAAAAGACACGGGACGGAATCGCCCCGTGTCTCACTCACCCGATAGGGTCACTTCGCAGGCTGGCACGCATCCTCAAAGGTCGACCAATTGAAATTCGAGTTCTCCGACTTGCAGAATCGTCCGAATTCCTGAATCAATTCCTTGCGCTGCTCTTCTGTCAAGTCGGTACCTGCGAGGATCGCAGCGATCGAACGGAAGTGCTTACGAGACATAGCCATGAGGGTTTCCCTTCTCTGTCCTAAACCGAGAGAGCACGCACACGCACAGCCGAAACTGTGTGACTCGTGTGCGACTCGCACGGTAGGAAACGGCGTATTCGCTGGTCAATCACCCTGTTCAGTTCTCAAACAACAGGCCACACGCACCCGACCGGGGTCCGGACGTTCACGCACAGCTCGCGAGGCTGGGAGCTTCGCCCGTCAAGTGCAACACATACCTAGGTATGTATGCAACGCGGAGGGCATGGTTTTGCCCGAACGGTTAGGCAGGTATCCACTGAACGGTTGATGTGTGGCAGGTATCCACGGGCGCGGCTCACGCACTACGGGAGCGGCATTAGGTCGCGCCCATGCCTCTCTTTAGGCAACGCGCTACGGACGCGCCAGCGGGTCACCAGGGGAGCGGCGTAGCCGCGCGACGGGGGAGTGTCCGCCAGGTCGCGCGCCGGCGGCGCCGCGCCGGCTTACTCGCAAGGGGGGACGTAAGGGGGTGCGCTGCAAGGGGTCGCCATGCAAGGGCCCTAGTGCATAAGCGCACTAATAGTGCATACACATATATGATCATACTAATCATTATCTAATTCATATTAGATAATAATTCATTCATTATATATCTAATGCGTTCAATCAAGATAATCAATCATAAATAAGAAACAAGATCAATCGCACCACTCATGAACTCATTCGTAATTCATGAATCAATCATCACTCTAAACATGTCTTGTCACAACGGACATTCGTGATCAAAGCTTCATAGATTTCAGAATCGGGCATTCGGGACCAGGGGGACAACCCCGACACGCTCCAAACCTCTTCCGCAGCGGCAAAGCTGAAGATTCTCCGCCTGGTGTTGCCTACGGAGCGTAATTGGCGCTTTTGGAACGATTGACCAGGTAATTTGGTCTCTCCTCGCGCGCGGGCGCGAGATCTGCGGTAAGTGGCCTGGCAGAGCCACCTTTGACCGCCGCTGCCATTTGCGATTCGAGAGTACGACACGCGTCAACACTGGGCAGATGCACGTGCACCGGCCCATCCATCCTCACCTGCGATTGCACTGTGTAACCAGCGACAATCGGGGAATGAACCTCCCGAACTTCGGGCCCTGGATCGCCGTCGCGGTTGCAATACCCTCCGCCGTCTGCCTTCTCATCGCGCTCGTTTCCCTGCGCGGAGCACCAACCGAGCAACGCCCCGCGATCCTCTACGCCTTGGCCGATGTCGCTCGCGCGCTGCTGTTCCGGGGCGGCGGATCGGCGACACCGCCGGAACCGGAAGGGCAGGACGTTGAGGTAGAGGCGGAACGGGAGAATTCTGCACCTAGGCCGTAACCACAGGCAGGACTGATTTGTCTCGTCCCCGCCTCGACTGTGGTCTACAACAGGTAGATGGACTCTCCCCCTTGGTCCCTGGATTGCCAAAGCCGCAGGCGCTTCGCGCGCGGCCCAAGAAGGCCCCAGCCACAGTTGGGGGCCTTTACATCTCGAATCTGTACTGCCTGCCGCTGGTGCACCAAAGAGTACGCGCCCCTGCGTACCCTTCGTATTTTCGCTGATCAGGCTAAGGGGTACACGCTTTGTGTGTACCCCTTAGAGCTGTCGGCCGGAGGATGGAGTCCTCGGTGCCGCTAGCGTAGGCCGTCGCCGATGATCCAGGGCTCGTCCGGCTCGCGGCGTCGGTCCTGGCAATCGGGGCAGACCATGAACGGCACCAGCGAACGTACTCCGTCCGGTGCTAGCCAGCGGTCGCCGCCGTCGTCGAGCCGCTCCACGTATCCGACGCCGCCGCACCGCAGGCACCCCGCCGGATCGAATTCCGGCGGCTCGGTCCGGTGAATCCACGCGATCCACTCCGGCAGCTCAGGCTCGTCGAAGCTCATGCATTGCAGCCTACCGGGAGTGAAGCCGGTCTCACTTTCCTCCGGCGGCCTCCAAAACGGCCTCCGCCGCACACCATCCCTTATGAAGAACGGGGAAGGGGGATAAAGGGGGTAGGGGTCTCAGAGCGAGCCCTGGCGAGCGACAATCTCGCTCTCTTCTGAATCTTCTCTTCAGAACCAGCCCTTGAGGGCTGGTGACTGAAAGTAACTGAACAAGACTCCAATCGGAGAGACAGAGAACCACCTGAACAGGTTCTCCTCTGGCTGACCCTCAAGGGTCAGCCGAAGAGTTTCACTCTCTCCGTTCAAGGTCCGTTGTTCTCCTTAGGTCCGTAACGCGCGTGCGCGCGCGGCGACCGCAACGCGGTCGGGATCTTCTGGCCGAAGCGAACTTCCGGCTCCGGCGCTCAGCGCCGGAGGAGATCTTGACTCCGGTGCTTCTGGTCTGTCTCCGTCGTTTCATGACCCCTCCGCTTCGCTCCGGGGTCATGTTCGCCCCGGCGCTCGAATCCGAACCGCTTCGCGGTTCGTCTTCTTCGCACCGGGGCTCACTCCAGAGGGGCACGCATCGATGACCGTCACTGCTACAGCTTCGCGCGCGATCGAGTACGTTCCCGTGCCGGTCGACGACCTCGGCGGCGTCGGCGAGTTCCTCGCCCCGCGCCTGGAAGGCCGGACGCTCGTCGCCGCGCTGGCCGCGATCGACGACCACGATGTCATCCACGGCATGGCCCTCCTGGGCGACCTCGGGCAGCGGCCCACCTACCGGGCGGCCGAGATCGTCGCGGTCCTCGCCCTGGGCACGCCCGGCGTCGCCGAGGACCTCATGGCGGGCGTGACCGAGCTGGCCCGCACCCTGAAGTTCGGTGCGCTCTACGTGGACGTGGTCGAAGCCGATTACACGATCGGCGGCCTCGTGCCCGGCTGGGTCGAGGACCACGAGTGGACCCGCCTGGCCCTGCGCCCGGCCGCAGCCCCCGCCGGCATCTCCTCCACCGAGTGGTGGTCACGCCCCCTCAACTTCGACCCCGATGGCTCCCACGAGGACTCGACCGAAGTCCTTGGCGCCGACTGCGGCGCCTGACCTACGCGGCCCGGCTCCGAACACACACCCTCGTGTTCGGGCCGCCGCAGCACCATCGGGGCACCCCCGCCGCCCGGCCGCCCCGCCAACGCCCCCACGGGCGCGGCGGCCGGGCCGCCCCTCGAAGGGGTGCGGAGCTACTCCGCACCCCTTTCCCTGACATGGACATTCACCCCACCCCCTCCCCACCTCGGCCGCTCCGGATCGGCTCCCTGTGCTCCGGATCGGGAGCCCTCGACCTCGCGGTCCGCGAAGTCCTCGGCGGGCGCATCACCTGGCACGCCGAGACCGACAAAGCCGCGGCCTCAGTCCTCGCCGCCCACTGGCCCGAACCGCCCAACCACGGCGACCTGACCTCCCTCGACTGGAACGAGGTCGAGGGGGTCGACATGATCACGGCTGGCTTTCCGTGCCAGCCGATCAGCAACGCGGGCAAGAGGAAAGGCACCGAGGATGACCGCTGGATCTGGCCGCACATCGTGGAAGGCATTCGCCTCCTTCGACCGAGCTTCGTCCTCCTGGAGAACGTCTCCGCGATCCTCCGACGAGGATTCGACGCCGTCGCCGATTCGCTGGCCGAAAGCGGGTATGACCTGGCGTGGACTTGCCTTCGAGCTTCAGACGTTGGTGCAGCTCATCAAAGAAACCGCTGGTTCGCGCTCGCCTGGCCTTCCGACCCCGATGACTACCGATGCGAATGGGCCCGGTCGCCACGGGACGGGCGGCCCGGATCTGCGGACGGCGATAGCGCTGCTGCCGACGCCGGACGCGACCCACGGCCGCAAGACCACGAGAACCTCGACGCTCCTGGCCGGAGTGGTGACGCTCCTACCGACGCCGCGCGCCTCGGCGAACGAGGACCGGCAGTACAAACCGACCCCGAGCCAGCTCGCCGGGAAGCACGGGAAGTCGCTTCAGGCCGAGGTCTGCTCGCTCCCACTCCTGCCGACGCCCCGGGCCTCCGACACCGGAACGGCCGGACGCCGGCCGGGGAAGGGATTCCGGCCGCCGCTGTCGGCGGTGCTGATCCCGACCCCGCGGGCGACGGACGGCACGAAGGGCTCACCCAATCAGCGCGGCTCGGCCGGGGACTTGACGCTCCCGAGCTGGGCGGTACGGATTGGGGTAAGTACGGACCCGCTGTTGTGCGCTGGTCTGAAGTGATCGGCCGCCAGCCTCCCGCCCCGACCGAGCCCGGCAAGAACGGCCCCCGCTTGTCCCCACGTTTCGTCGAGTGGCTCATGGGCTACGAGCCCGGCCACGTGACCGGCCGGGGCCTCGCCCGCACCGCCGAACTCCGCATCCTCGGCAACGGCGTCGTCCCGCAGCAAGCCGCCTCCGCGTTGCGGGGCCTGCTCAAGGTCGCGCCCCCGAAGCTCCTCGCCCAGTTCTCCTGAGTCCCAAAAGGGGTCCGGTCTAGTCCGGACCCCTTGCCCCTGACCTGGGCGGCGTCTCGACACCGCCGCCCATCCTGCCGCGCCCGGTGCCCTCCTCCCCTCGGGGCACCGGCTCAGCGCACGCGGCTAGCGCCCGCCCGGTTCTGAGGCGTGACTGCCTGCCAGTGAGCAGGCGAAATCCGGGCAACCCCCGGCGCGGGGCTTTCGCTCCTTTCACCCGCGCCGGGGGCTCTCCCCTCACCCCTTGGAGATCCCCTTGGCCTCTTGGCGTCTCGCCAGGTCGCTCCAGGTCCTCAACGCAGAGATTCAGCGCGCCCACCCCGGGACCACCGTGTGGTCTATCGGCGACGAGGACCACCAGAACGGCTACTCCGACCACAACCCCAACGGCGCTGGCGTCGTCTGCGCGATCGATGTCCTCGGCAACGCCGGACTCGACCTCGACATCTTCGCGCGCTACCTGGCCGCGAACCCCACGCGCGCCGTCAAGTACGTCATCCACGACCGCAAGATCTGGTCGAAGGCCCGCGCCTCCGAAGGCTGGCGGCGCTACAACGGCTCGAACCCCCACACCACCCACGTCCACGTCTCCGTGGGCGTCGGCCCGGACGGGCGGTCCACCGGCCCCTACGACGACCAGAGCCCCTGGGGCATCGCCGACCTCGACGAGACCCCGTCGAAGCCGTCGCGGCCCACCACCCCCTCGACTCCGAATTGGACTGATCAGCTCGTGGCCGACCTCTCCACCGTCAAGCAGGACTCGCGCGGCTCCGGCGTCCGCCGCGCCCAGGGTCTCATCCTCGCCTACGGCGGTGCCCCCGCCGCCCGCCTCAAGTCCGCCGGCGGCATTGACGGGATCTTCGGTCCCGGCTCCACCGCCGCGGTGAAGCTCTTCCAGAAGGCCAAGTCCCTCCTGGTCGACGGCATCGTGGGCCCGAAGACCTGGTCCCGCCTCGTCAAGGGCTAGCTGATGGCTGAGGACCTCGGAACCGTGACCATCGGCGCTCGCGAAATCTATGACGAGGTCGTGTCCATCCGAGGCGACCTCGGCCGCATCGGCGGCGAACTGGGCCGGATCTCCGACTCGGACGCCTCCACGCAGGAGGCGCTCGTCGACCACGAGGACCGGCTTCGCCAGGTCGAGCGGCGGCTGTGGGCGATCCCCACGGCCGCAACACTCCTGGCGACCGGCTCACTCGTCGTCGCGATCATCGCCCTCGTGACCCGATGACCCACCCCAAGCCACAGGACGGCAAGCTCGGCCGCCACCAGAGCCTCGCCGAGCAAGCGGCCGTCGAACTCGCCACGATCCCGCACGCCCGCTCAGACTGGGACTTCGGCGACCTCGGCAGGTTGAAGGCCAAGACGCGCCAGTGGCTCATCTCGGTCATGTCGAGCCCGCAGGCGGCCCTTTACCAGGTCACCGACATCCAGCGCATCCGCGACTTGATCCCCCTCAAGGACGCCTATTACGGCACGAGCGAGCCCGAGCTGCTCATCAAGCTCGCCAGGACGATCAAGCCCCTCGAAGACTCCTTGCTGTTCAGCCACGTCGACCGCTCGAAGGTCGGCATCAAGTACGCCCCAGTGATCGAGGGCGAGAAGGCCGAAGAGGACGACGACGGGGCCGTAGACGCCGCCTTCGCCTAACCCCCTTTCGGAGCCCCCGTGTCCGTCGTACAGGTGGGGAACCTCCCTGCCCAGCGCCCCAAGGACCAGGGCTACTCCGAATTCGTCGGTCTGGCCGCCATCCGATGGGCGCATAAGCACCTCCGCAACCCCGACGACCCCGATATGCCGTGGAGATTCACGGGCGAACAGATCCGGTTTCTCCTCTGGTGGTACGCCACCGACCCCGCCAAACAGCACCGCTGGGTGTGGCGACGCGCGGTCTTGCAGCGCATGAAGGGCTGGGGGAAGGGACCGCTCGCCGCGGCCGTCTCATTGATTGAGCTGCTCGGCCCCTGTCGGCCGAAGTGGGATCGCCAGTCCCGCACTTGGATCGTCGCCCGCTCCGATGCGGCGTGGATTCAGCTCGCCGCCGTGTCGTTCGATCAGACGGCCAACACGTTCGACATGTGCAGGGCCATGATCGGCGCCCGCACCGAGATCGACGGGATGCCCGTCGACTGCGGCCAGACCCGCATCCTCGCCGGGCCCACCAAAACCCGGAAACTCCTCCCGGTCACCAGCGAGGCGAAGACCCTCGAAGGCTCCCGCCCGACCCTGGTCATCGGCGACGAGACCCACCTGTGGACCTCCTCCGACGGCGGGCACAAGCTCGACCGCGTCTGTAAGCGCAACCTCGGCAAGTCCCGGGGCGGCATGGGCCGGATGCTGGTCACCACCAACGCCCACATGCCCGGCATGGACTCCGTCGCCGAACGCGACTTCACCGCCTTCCAAGCCCAGCACGAGGGCAGAGCCAGAACCACGGGCATCCTCTTCGACTCGATCGAGTCGAGCTTTCCCGTCCGCGACCTCGCCGACGAGGACGAGCTTCGCGCCGCGCTGGCCGACTGCCGCGGGGACGCGACGTGGTTGGACATCGACCGCATCGTGGCCGAGATCTACGACCTCACGGTCACGGTCGACGAAGCCCGCCGCTTCTACCTCAACCAGGTTGTGGCGCACGGTGACTCGTGGGTCGAGCCTCACGAGGTCGACGGCGCGGTGGTCGACGAGCAGATCGAAGACGGCCGGATCGTCGCCTTGGGCTTCGACGGCAGCAAGAGCCAGGATGCGACCGCGCTCGTCGCGGTCGACGTAGAGAACGGCCTTGTCGAACTCCTCGGCGTGTGGGAGAAGCCCGACATGCCCGGCCAGGAGGACTGGCAGGTGCCCAAGGCCGAAGTCACCGCCGCCGTGGACCGCGCGTTCAACCGCTTCCGCGTCGCGGCCTTCGGGTGCGACATGTCCTATTGGGAGCCCTACGTCGAGATCTGGGCCAACCAGCACCGGGACAAGGTCTTCGCCTCCCTCGGCGCGAAGGGCGTCTTCAACTTCGACATGCGCTCCTCCCGCCGCCTCGCTGAGTTCACGGTCCAGGCCGAGGCCACCGTCTCCTCGTTCCAGACCGGCACCATGCGCCTCTCGCGCCACCCCGCGCTGATCCGCCACCTCAAGAACGCCAGGCGCCGCCCCAACGCCTACGGCATCGGCATCGGCAAGGAATCGCGCCAGTCGACGCAGAAAATCGACGCCGCCGCGGCCATGCTCATCGCCCTCCACGCCAAGCACCTCGCCCTCGAAAAGGGCGTGCTCACCAAGTGGCGCAAGCGGACCGGCGTCCTGGTCGGCCTCAACTAGACCACCCCTCACCCGCCCCCTTGGAGGGCTCATGCCCGCATCGGGCGACCTCAGAAACGTGCTCCACCGCTCGCTCGTCCGATTTAACGACGAGCGGCAGCATTACGCCTGGCTGGAGCGGTACGCCACGGGCCTCCAGGACCCGCCCTACATGCCCAAGCACGCCCACCGCGAATACGCGAGCCTCGTCAAGACCGCGGTCTTGAACTTCTTGCCGCTCATCGTGGATGCCGTCGCGCAACAGCTCTACGTCGAGGGCTACCGCAAGCCCGACTCCCCGGACGACGACACCTCGTGGGAGTGGTGGTCGGCGAACTCGCTCGACGCCTGGCAGCACTCCGTACACCGCGACACGCTCACGTACGGCTTGTCCTATGTCCGGGTCCTGCCCGGCAAGAAGAAGGTCCCGCAGATCCGGCCCTTCTCGCCGTTGTCGATGTCGGCCCTGTACGAGGACCCCATCCACGACGAGTGGCCGCAGTTCGCCCTCCACGTCGACCTCGATTACTCGACCGGCGAGAAGCGCTGCCGCGCAACGCTCCTAGATGACGAGTACGAGCACGTGTACCTCGGCGAAAACTTCACCGACTCCCCGGACCTCGACTCCTTCACCCTCAAGGAGTCCCGCCGGCACGGGCTCGGCGTGTGCCCGATCGTCAGGTTCCGCAACCAACTCACGACCTCCCCGAACATCGGCCCCCGCGGCGACATCGAGGCCCTGATCCCCACACAGGACCGCCTCAACTCGCTCACCCTGACGGCCTCGCTCATCGCACAGTTCGCGTCATTCAGGCAGCGGTGGGCCTCCGGCCTCGTGATCCCGCGCGACCCCGAGACCGGCGAGCCCGTCGACAGCTTCAACTCGGCAGTCAACCGGGTGTGGGTGACCGAGACGCCGGACGCGAAGTTCGGCGAGTTCAGCGAATCAGACATCGGCAAGATCCTCCTGGCCGTCGCCGAGACCATCAAGCACCTCGCCGCCATCAGCCAAGTGCCCCCGGTGTACCTCCTCGGCGAGATCGTCAACATCAGCGCCGAGGCGCTCGCCGCCGCTGAGGCTGGGCTGCAACGCAAGTGCTCGGAAAAGCGGACCGTCTACGGCGAGGCGTGGGCCCAGGTCATGCGCCTGGCGACCGCCGCCTCAACCGGCCGCGCGATCCCCGAGGACGCCCACCTCAACCGCATCGTTTGGCGCGACACCGAAGCCAGAAGCCTCGCGTCCACAGTCGACGCACTCGGGAAGCTCTCCCAGATGCTCCAGGTCCCCCCGGAGGCGCTCTGGGAACGCATCCCCGGCGTCAACTCCTCCGACGTGGCCGCCTGGAAGAAGATGAGCGCGGAGGCCGACTCCTTCGGCAACATGCTCGGGATGCTCCAAGGCCAGGCGCAGCGCGCCGGCGTCGAGAAGACGCAGGCCGAGGCCAAGGGCATCGACAACGCCAAGGGCGGCGTCAACGTCCCCGGCACGGCGACGACCTCGAAGGACGGGTACGGCACCCCGAGCCGCGGCAAGCCCGCCGCGAAGGCGGCGAAGTGACCACGGCCGTCGAGGACCTCGAAACCGAGTTCGCCCGCCGAATCGAACGCGAGGGCGCCGCCGCGCAGCTCGACCTCATCGACGTGTGGCCCCTGCTCGACACTCGCGACCTCGACGCCTCCTTTCCCTCCTACGCGACCGCCGCACAGCTCGTCATCGGCGAGCACTCAGGCGCGATGATCGCCGCCGCCGATCAGTACCTCGCGCAGCTCCGCGACCTCGCGGGCGTCGAGGACCTCGCGGACCTCGCCCGGACGGTCGGCATGAGCATCGACGAACTCCTCGAACACCTCCTGATGTCCGGCCCGGTGACGATCAAGACCGGCCTTCAGGCCGGGTGGACGCTCGAACGTGCCGTTGAACTCGCACTTGTCGAGTCCCTCGGGACGATCCAGAAGATCCTGGCCGACCTCGCCAGAGAGCGCACCTTCGAGCACCTCCAGGCCGAGTACAACGCCGGACGCACGGCGCGCTGGGCACGGTTCTCGATCTCCAAGCGCCCCTGCCCGTGGTGCCGGATGCAGATCTCCAGAGGCCCCGTGTTCTACACCGAGCGGACCGCTTCCTTCAAGTCGCACAAGCACTGCAAGTGCCTCGCCAGGGTCATCTACCAGGGCACGCCGCTTCAGCGCGACCGCGAGGCCGAGTACCTCGCCGAGTGGAAGGCGTCCGGCGGCGACCTCAACGCGATGCGCCGCGCGGACTACGCCGCCGCGAAATCCGAGGACTGACCCCCCTCCTCTTTTCTCTTCTCTCCCTTCCGGCCGCCCCGGCGGCGGCCGTCCCCTCCCCTCTATCCAGGAGATAGCCCGTGGGCGACGAACCCCAGACCACCCCCGACACCGTCCCCGAGGCACCCGCCGCCCCGGCCCCGGTCCCCGCACCGCCGCCTGCCGCCCCCGCGGCCGACCTGACCGGCCTCCCGGACTGGGCACAGTCCGAGATCAAGAACCTCCGCAAGGAGTCGGCCTCGTACCGCACCAAGGCGAAGTCCCTCGAAGACGAGTCCAAGTCCGAGCTTCAGCGCGCGCTGGACGCCCTGGAGGCGTCCAAGACCGAACTCTCGACCACCCGGACCGAGCTGACCCGCTCGAAGGTCATGACCGAGTTCGGGATCGACCCCGAGCTGTCCGACTTCCTCAACGGCGACGAGGCCGCCATGCGCGCCGCCGCCGAGAAACTCTCGCGCCTCGCGACCGACCAGCGTGCCGCGTCCCTGCGCTCCGCGCCCGTCGCCGCGCTCCAGTCCGGCGGCACCGCCCCCGCGGCCGAGGCCGACTGGGACCCCGCCGAGATCGCCCGCCAGGTGCGGGACGCCTCCCTCTACTAGCCCGGCCCCAGGCGAGCCCGGCTCTTCCCCTCTGCCCTTCCCCCCTCGAAGGACCTACGTAACCCATGCCTGTCTCTTACCCCGGCTACCGCGACCCTGGCGTACTCGTCCAGGCATCGAAGTTCGCGGCCGTCGCCCTCTCCCTCCTCCAGGCCCGGCTGATCCTGCCGGCCATGTTCGAGCGCCACTCCGAAGCCGAGTTCATCGGCGCGATGGGCGATGTCGTCAACGTCCGCCGCCCGAGCTGGATCGTGGGGCAGGAGCCCCTCCCGATGCGCAAGGACCGCACCGCCTACCCCGCGGGCACGGTCAATTCCTCGGGCTCGGCGGTCGGCTACATCGACAGCCGCGTCAACGAGTACACCATCCCCGTCAAGCTCGACAAGGACCTCTACTCCGCGTTCAAGCTCACGGACGAGATGCTCCGGCTGGACATCCGCTCCTACGCCGCTCAGGTCCTCGACCCGCAGACCCGCGCCATCGCGGAAAAGTACGAGTCCATCGTGGCCGCAGCCATGCGGGCCCTGTTCCAGGTCTACGACTACCCCGAGGGCGCTGGCGCGACCGGCACCGTCGCCATCGGCGGCGACGACCTCGCCACCGCCACCGCGAAGGTCCGTGGCGTCGTCCTGATCATGCGCAAGGTCCTCAACGACCGCAACGTGGACGGCGCCGGGCGGCACCTCCTCGTCGGCTCTGCCGTCGAAAGCCTGATGCTCCAGGACCCCAACCTGATCCGCGCGGACTGGGCGGGCGACAACGCCGCCCTGCGCAGCGCGCAGGTGGGCCGGATCTACGGGTTCAACGTCGCCACCTCCTCCTCGATCGGCGAGAACGAGATCTACGCGTGGCACCCTTCGGCGCTGCGCCTGGTCTCGATGGCCCCGGCCACCCCCGAAGGCGTCACCTACGCCGCTTCCCTCGGCGCGCACGGGCTCAGCCTGCGGCTCATCCGGGACTACGACTACGCGTGGGCGATGGACCGCTCGCTCATGAACTGCTACTTCGGTATCGGGAACATCGTCGACTACGCCACGGCCGCCGAGCAGACCGCCGCCGACGAGACGCGCCTGCGCCAGTACCGCGGCGTGCGGGCGACGATCGACTTCGACACCCCGGCCGCCCCGTAACGATGGCGTTCGCGACCCCGACCGAACTCTCAGGCCGCCTCGCCGTCGCCTTCACCCCTGAGGAGACGGCGAGGGCGGCGGTGCTCCTCGACGAGGTCTCGGCGCTCATGCTCCTGGAAATGGACTGGGCCGCCGAACCCGAGGAGGTCGACGAGCCCCGCTGGCCGCTCCTGCGGATGGTCGCTCTCGGAGTGGCCGCCCGCTGGTGGTCCAACCCGCTCGCCATCGCCTCCGAGGTCATCGGCGACTACAGCTATCGGCTGGACCGCTCGCAGATGACGGGCCTCGATTTCTCCGAGTCCGAACGCAAGCTCCTGCGTCGGATCTCGGGGCGCGGCGCGATCACCTCGGTCCGCGTCGTCTCGGGCATCACGTCCGACGACCAGGCCGCCTGGTCGCCGTACTCGTACCCGGGTTGGAGCGACTACCGGTGAAGACCACCCGAGCCGTCCTCTGCCACGAGATCACCGTCCACCCCGGCATTGCGCAGGAAGACGTGTACGGCAACACGATCCGCACTCCGGGCGAGCCGGTCACGTACCGGGCGCGGGTGTGGATGACCGCCGGCCGCGAGATCGAGCGGTACCGGGACGACCTCCCCGTCCAGACCTGGTGGGCGATCCTCCCCCCGGACGCCGAGGTCTCCAGCCACGACCGCATCGACTTCGCGGGCCGCTCCTTCGACGTGGAAGAGGTCCTTCCCCGGCTCGGCCATCACGCGGTTCACCACCTCACTGTCCGCCTCACCCAGACGGAGGGCTTCTGATGGCGCGCGTCGTCATGCACCGCGACCAGATCCGCGAGTTCATGTCGTCCCCGCAGGTGTACGACATGCTCGAACACCACACCACCCGCATCCGCGGCAACTGCGAGGCGTTCGCTCCCGTGGGCAAGACGGGCGCCTACAAGCGGTCGTTCTTCACCCACGCGGGCAAGGACCGCCGCGGCTACGCCGTGGGCTACGTCGGCTCCACCGACCCGGCCGCCGCCCACATCGAGTGGGGCACCCGGTACTCCCTGACCGGCCCGACCCCGGACCACCACACGATGGCCTCCGCGTTCTGGGCCTCGGCGCTGCCGTGAGTGCCGCCGCGCCGCGCTTCGGGGACGCCGAGCTGTCGGTGCTCGACTACCTCTCCCGCCACCTGGCGAACTTCCAGGGCTCCACCGACTTCCCCACGGGCACACCCGCACAGCCGTGGATCGTGGCCCGCCGCTACGGCGGGAACTACAGGCCGCCCGCCATCGACTACGCGCGCCTGTCGCTCGAATCCTGGGCCGCCAGCCGCTTCGACGCTCAGGCGCGGCTCCAGGAGGCCATTGGCGCGCTCCTGGTCGCCGGGCGACTGGACACGACACCGCGCGCCAAGGGCGACATTCCATTGCCGCGCATTGTCCGCACCTTTGTCGAGTCCGGCCCCCAGTTCTTCCCCGAAGCACCCACCGACTGTCCACGGTGGATCTCCACTGTCGCGGTCTACATGCGCGCCCTCGACGCCTGACGCGGCTTCCCCCTCCCCACTCCTCACCCCCTCAGAGGACCCCTCCCAATGGCATACGAGTTCGACAACGCCGCCGTACGCGTGGCGTCCACGGGCCAGGTCTTTTACCTCGAAGACGACCTTGGCCTCATCTACCCGACCGTGAAGGCGCAGCTCGAAGAGCCTGCGACCGCGATCGACTCCATCACCACCGCCCAGTTCAATCAGCTCGGGCTGCTCAGCGAGGACGCGGTGGAGCACGAGTTCGCCGACGAGACCGAGGACATCCTGTCCTGGCAGAAGGGCATCGTCCGCACCCTCATCACCTCGCGGACGGCGGCGTTCACCCTCGCGGCCCTGGAGACCAACCGGGCGGCCCTGGAGCTGTTCTACGGCTCCATCATGTCCACCCCCGCAGCGGGCATCGGCCGCATCGGCGTCCAGTCCAATGTGGCTCGCAAGAAGATGATCACGGTCCTGGAGTTTCAGGACGGCACCCTCGCGGACGGCACCACGCCGAAGATCTACCGCCTCATCATGCCCAGCTCGCAGGTGACTGAGCTGGAGTCCCCGGCGTTCACCTCGGCCTCGGCCGTGACGTGGGGCGTGACCATCGCCGCCCTCGGCTCCAGCCACGACCTCCTCACCCTCATCACCAATGACCCCGTCGTGGTCGGCACGACTCCGCCCGAAACCCCGTAAGCACCAGTCAAGGAGCACCTCTTCATGTACCCCGACACCGCCCCGGCCGCGCCGTCGATGTTCACCCGCCCCGCCCCTGTCGCCCCTCCGACTCCGGCGCCGGTCCCTCCGGCGCTGCCGACCTACGGCATGGCCGAGCTGCGCGCCGAGGCCGCGCCCGGCGTCCAGATCCGCGCTGAGAACGGCGAGGTCTTCTATATCCCGGCCGCGGACGAATGGCCGGACGAGGTTTTCGAGGTCATGCCCGACAACGTCGACCGGATCGCGCCCAAGGTCATTGTCGCGATGGCGCGCGCCCTGCTGGGGGCCGACTACGAGCGGTTCCGCGCCGCCGGCGGCCGGGCGATGGACGTGTGGCGGGCGATCAACCGCGCCGCCGTCGACCAGGGCGTGACGCCGGGGGAATGATCGCGCTCGCGCGAATAGTGCGAGCACACACCCCCGACCTCGACGCGGATTTCCTCCACCACTACGGCCTCGACCTCGCCCACCTCGGCACCCGCCGCCTGACGTGGGCGAGGTTCGCCGGGCTCCTCGTGCGCCTGCCCGCCCAGTCCCGGTCCCTCCGAGCGATCGGCGGCCGGGTCGACGACTGGGACGCCCCCACCCACCTCGCCGCCGCCTCACTTGACACGGCGCGGCAGACCAATTACCTCATCGGGGCCCTGCTCACCGCGCACGGCGCGAAGAAGAACCCCGTCACCAAGCCCGACCCCGTCCCCCGCCCCGGCCATGAGGCCACAGGGCGCAAGCGACGCGGGTTCCGGGCGCTGTTCTCCCACTACGGCACCCATGTGAGGTCCATCGGCTAATGGCTACCGGAGGCGCGAAGTTCGCGACCGGCTACGTCGAACTGACCCTTCTGGACAGTTCGATGCTCAAGCGTGCCCAGAGCCTCACGGCGATGGTCGCCCGCGACATCGAGCGGAACATCAACCGCGGCCTCGCCGCGTCCTTCGACCGGATCGGCGACCGCCTGACTTCCCTTGGCGGGGAGGCGACCATCGCGTTCGCGCCCGTGTCGCTCGCTGTCGCCAGCATCGTCGCGGACGGCTGGGAAATGGCGAAGTCCGTCTCCACTGCGCGGAACATCTTCCACCAGTTCGGCATGGAGGCGTCGGCCTCGACCGCCTTTGTCGATGAGCTGTATGCGAAGTCGAATGCGTGGGCGACCGATTTCCCGACCATGCTCCAGGCCGCCATCAAGCTATGGCCCGCTTTCGGCGGCAACGTCGATGAGATCCGCTACGCGATGGAGGGCCTCTACAACGTCACCGGCAAGTACCACCTGGGACAAGAGGCCGTCAACGGCGTGATGCGGGCATTCGTCCAGATCAGCCAAAAGGGCAAGGTCCAGGCGGAAGAAATGTTGCAGGTCTCCGAATGGGGCGTTGACTCCTGGGGCCTGTTCTCCCGCGCCCTCGGTATCACCACTGAGGAACTGCGCGACATGACCGCTCGCGGCGAAGCACTCGCCGAAGACGTCATGCCCAAGGTCTACCAGTATTTGAACGAGAATCCTGAGTTCGCGGGCAAGGCGAGTGCGGGCGTCGCGACATTGTCGGGCCAGCTCGCCATTCTCCAGAACCAATTGTCGATGCTCGTCGGCGGCCCGATCGCCAACCAGAACGACGCCCTCGTAGCCGCATTCAAAGACCTCAATAATGCGGTCGCGACATTGATCGAATCCGGGTTCGTCGAGGAGTTCCTGACCCCCGTCATCGCCGGATTCGCCGCCTTCACGGGCTGGCTGGCGACCGTGGACGGCGGGACGGCCGCCCTGATCGCCGGGTTCGTCGCGCTCGCGGCCGTGATCGGGCCCCTGCTGCTCATCGCGGGCCGCCTGTTCGACCACCTCGGCGAGGGTGCCGCCGCTGTCGGCCGGTTCAACGGCCGCGTCGTCGAGGGCGCCAAGACCCTCGGCGGCGGCTTCAAGTCCGCGTTCACCTACTTCGTCGACTCCTGGCGGACCACGCCGCAACCGGTCGGGCGCGTCGCGCAAGCGCTCGACACCGCCGCCCTGGCCGTCGCGTCCTTCGGCGACAAGGTCCTCCACCCCGTCCGCACCCTCGGCCAGTTCGCCCAGGCCACCTGGAACGCCTACCAGCGGACCAAGCTCCTCGCCCTCCAGGTCGACGGGGTCCTGTGGCGGGCCTTCGACCGCATCCCCGACCTCATCGCCGCCGGGTGGGACGCGGTCTACCGCTTCGACCAGGCGTGCGTCCGGGCCGCCAAGAACGGCCTCGCCGCCGTGCGCACCGGGCTGACCGCGACGTGGAAGGCCCTTCCGAGGACCCGCGCCGAATTCGCCGCCCTCGGGTCCCAGACCCTCAAGGGCCTCCAGAACGCCGCCCTCGCCACCGGGCGGGGCCTGCGCTGGATGGTCCAGGACGGGCCCGCTCAGGCCATGATGGGCCTCTACCGCGCCGCCGGCCGCGCCGCGGACGGCCTCTCGAATCAGCTCCTCAACGCCCTCACCGCCACGAGCCGCGGTCTCGCGCGGTTCGGCACCTTCGTGCGCGGCATCGCCACCGACGCCCTGACCACCCTGGGCCGCAACGCGGGCGGCATCGCCCGCTCCGGGCTCAACGCCCTGCGCGGCGGTCTCATGGGCGCCGCTCTCGCGGCCGGGGCGCTGCTGGTCTCCGGGGTCGCGATCGGCCCGGCCGTCGCCGACGCCGGCGCGCAGGTCGTCACGGCGATCCAGAACCTCCCGATCCTGGCCGAGGCGCTCGCGACCCAGCTCCCGGGCATCATCCGCGAAGCGGTCGCCACCCTCGCCCAGATCCTCCCCGAGCTGGTCGCCAGCCTCCAGGAGGGCGGCCCGCTCATTCTCGCGGCCATTGTGGACAGCCTGTCGATCCTGGGTCAGGCAGCCGTCCAGGCCGCCCCGACCCTGCTGTCCCTGGCGGTCGGGCTCGTCGGCCAGCTCGCGAGCTACCTCGCCACGAACGTCCCCCTGCTCGTCGATGCCTTCATGGGCGTCTTCCCCCAGATCGTCGCCGGAATCGGCACGGCCGCAACGAGTCTCGTCGCCGCCGTCGTCCAGCTCGTCCCGCCGCTGCTGACCGCGATCGTGAATGCGATTCCCGTTATCGTGTCCGGTTTCGTGTCGCTATTTCCGGTTTTGGTGATTTCGATCCTTGAGGCGATCCCAACGTTGGTAAGCGCTTTCCTAACGAGTGTGCCAATGCTCATCGAGTCGACGATCGCCGCCATACCGTCCATTGTGGAATCAGTGGTCTCGATGATCCCTCAGATTATTAGCACACTTGTTCCAATGCTGCCGCAGATCATCATCGGCTTCCTGCTGCTCGTCCCGCAGCTCATCGTGGCAATTTTGGGCGCTATCCCACAAATTGTCCGAAATGTCGTCACGATGATCCCCGAGATCGCATCGGCGCTCATCGATGCGCTGCCCGAGGCGGTCGACGCCTTCATGGAGCTGGTCCCCGAGCTGCTCGACGCCTGGAAAGACGCCGGATCGGCCTTTAAGGACATAGGCCGCGAACTGGTCGACTGGGTCATCGACGGCCTGTCCGCCGCTTGGGGCTCGGTCTCCTCGTGGGTCTCGGATCAGGTGTCCAACATCGACATCAACCCGTTCTCCGCCTCCGATCTTACCGGGTCGGTCGGGCTGGAGGCGGACGCCTCCGCCGTGTCCTCGGCCCTGAGTCCGCTCGCCGCCTCCTACTCCATTGCGGACACTGCCGCGTCGGCCTCGACGTTCGACGCCGCCACCCTCGCGGGCGCGGCCGATTCGCTCGCCACGTTCGAGATGGACACGTCCGTCTCCGTGCCGAACATCGGCGTCCGCGTCTACCTGGGCGACACCGAACTCACCGACCTGGTCCGCACCGAGATTCGCGTCCTCGACGAGCGGGACGCCGCCTTCGCCGCCGCTGGAGCCCGCTAGATGTCCCTGGAGATCACCGTCGCCACCGACCCCAGTCGGCGCGCGAACGTCGTCCACCTCGTCAATCCCTACCCCGACACGCCGCAGGTCGAACTGGTCTCGTTCGCCGACCTCTCCGCATACGGCCCGCACACCTCCGTGATGTCCAGGCTCGGGGACTACACCGTGGACGAGGCCGGGGCCACGATCATCGATTTCACCCCGCCCCTGGGCGTCCCGGTCTACTACCGGGCCACCGCCGGAACGAACGTCGTCCGCTCCAAACCCGCCGTCCACGGCCACGGCCAGTACGTCTGGGTCAAGTCCAAGCAGTTCGCTGGCAAGCCGATCGGGCTACTGCTCAAGTCCGCGCCCCAATTCAGCTTCAACGCCGAGGTCAACGTCTTCTACGGCCTCTCCTCGGCCACACAGGGTCTCGGTTACGGGCAGGCCGGAGTCCGCCGCCCCGGCGCGGTGGAGTTCTCGTTCTACACCTGGACATTCGAGGAGGCAGGCAGGATCAGGGATCTGATCAGGGACAACCCCTTGTGTATCCAGTGGCCCGGTGTGGTCGACGAGCCCCTCATGGTCGCCCCCTGGTATCTCCTGGAGAACGTCGGTCGCACCGCCATCGGCCCACCCGATCAAGGCATGTTCGAGTGGACGTGGTCGATGTCCCCGGTTCACGCGACGACCCGCGTGTTCGCCGAGGTCACCGCGACCTACCAGACCGTCCTGGGCGGCGGTTGGGCCTCCTATGCCGAGATGGAAGCCGACGCGGACGTGGGCACCTACACCCACGCGCAGATGGCCGCCGTCTCCCACGGCGGCCCGCCCCTGCCCGAGGGCGAGAGCGGAGTGCCCGTTGGCTACTCCTGACCTCACCTCCTGGATTCGCGGGACGCAGCTCGACCTGGAGTGCTCGGCGACCATCCGCAACCTCGGGACCGTCGTCACCGCCGGCGTCCCGGTCTCGGGGACCCTCACCCTCACCCGGCCCGCCGCCGTCGTCCGCACCGCGGACGTGCTCTTCCAGACCCTCACCCCGAAGGCCCTCGCCGCCGGGCTCGACTCAGGATGGACCGCCGACCTCCAAGTCACCGTCCGCCAAGGCGGCACCGTCCACACGGTGCCGCTCGGCCGGTTCAGGGCGATCACCACCGAGTGGAGCCCCGGCGCCCCCGCCGTCGCCGCCCAGCTCGCCGACGAACTCACGCTTGCCGTGGACGACCGCTACAAGTACCCCTACACGATGCGCAAGGGCTGGACGTACTTCGAGGCGATCCGCCGCCTCCTCGGCATCCTCGGCATCACCCCGGCCGGCACCCTCCACGCGACCATCGCCACCGACACCACATGGGGTCCGATCCCGGCCTCCTCGATCCGGGTGCCGATCACCGAGGACCGCGAGCGCATTGAGCTGTTCGAGCTGCTCAACGACCGCATCAAGACCCAAACGTGGTTCGACAAGAACGGCGTCCTCACGATCCGGTGCGACCCGGCCGTCTACTACCGCAAGGCCGCCAACCGGACCCGCGCCGATTACGTCCTGTCCGACCCCGCGGCGTTCCGGGTCGACGCGGTCAAGTTCGCCCGCGAGGACCAGTACAACGCCCTGGTCATCCAGCCCGGGGAGAGCGCGGAGAACTTCTGGTACTCCTGGCGGCCCGTCACCTTCGGGAACACGCCCTATGGCGCGAGGTTCGGCGCGAAGCCCGTCTTCTACAGCTCCGACCTGCTCGACACGCGAGCCCAGGCGGAGGCCGCCATCGACGAGATGCTCCCGGACTACACCAGCCCCGCCAAGCGCCTGACCGTATCGGCCCCGCCGTACTGGTGGATCGAGGCCGGGAACGTCGTCTCCCTCCCCGGTGCTTCGAGCAAGCCGCCCCGGTACGTCATCAACGCCGTGTCCCTCCCGCTCGGCCTGGGGGACATGGCCCTGGAACTCGAATCGATCGACCCCGAACAGTACGAGGTGCCCGAATATGGCGCGTAGACGCCCCGCCCCGCTCCCGCGCCGGTCACGGCCCCAGCCGCGGCCCCTGCGGGAGTTCACCTACCGCTTCCCGATCGCCGCCTCCCCCTCCGGCGGGTACGTCGACCTGACCGCCCCCGAAGGCGAGACCATCACCGCCACCGTCCCCGCGCACATTCCCGCGATCGGATCGAACACCGTGGCCCTGGTCCGGTTCACCGGCCGCCGCGCCGTCGTAGACGGGTGGGCCGCCTGATGGTCGCGAGCACGCCGCGCTTCCAGATCCGCCACCCCACCCGAAGCGACCTCTTCGCACCGCACACCGACATGACCAACCTCGCGGCGGATGTGGAAACCGCGCTCGTCGCCGTCGAAGCCCTCGGCCTCCCCGCCGAACCCTGGACCGACATCCCGCCCCTGCTGCTGTGGGACGACGACACCACGACCGGCATCACCACCGCCACCGACTCACTGTGCCGCTGGCGGTCCCATCACCTCCTCGCCCATATCAGCGCCCAGGTGACTTTCACCGAGGCCCTCCCGACCGGGACCGGGTACGCCCGCCTCCGGCTGTGCCCACCGGGCGGATTGACGTGGAACGGGTTCACCATCGCCACCGCCTTCCACCAGTCCGCCGCAGGGGCCCTCACCCCGATCTCGGCAGCCCCCACCACGTTCGACACGCAGATCAACGGCATCGCCGTCCCCAACGCGCCGTTCGCCGCGGGCGACGCGCTGTTGATCTCGGCCGAGTTCGAGCCCGTCTCCGGTGCCACGAGCGCCGCCGAAACCGAGATGCTCACCGCCCTCGATGAGATCCCCACCGAGGAGACGTCAGGTGAGTGACCGGACCATCCCCCGCCCCGCGTCCTGGAAACGCGACTTCGTAGCCGACTTCGAGCAGATCGCCGACGCCGCCGAAGACTGGGCCGCCGCGATCGAGGACGCCCACGACGCTGAGGTCACCGGCTGGGACACCTACACGCCCGGCATCATCGTCCACCGCACCGCCGCCGAATACACCAACGGGACCGGCGTCGGGGCCCTCAGCCTTCAAGCCAACGTCGCGAGCGCCTACGGCTTTGTCCTCGCCCGCTACTCCTTCGTCTGCGTCGAGCCCTGGTACGCCGCGACGCTCACCCTGCCCACCATCGTCCAGTACCCGCCGTGCATCGTCCACGCCCGCGACTACTCCGGCAACCAGGTCCGCGCCGCCACCGACACCGCCTCCCTGGTCATCGGCGCAACCGGCACCCTCATGGCCGCGAACATGTACCTTGCCGCCGTCCGCTACACCGCTACCGGCGCACCCGAGGCCGGGGACTGGATTCTCGACCACGCGGACGAGCAGCTCGGGCTCAACACCATCCTCACCAAGTAAGAGGAGAACCCACCCCTCATGGTCTCCGCCATCCCCACCAAGCCCACATTCAGCGCGGGCGAGCGCGTGAGCGCTGCCAAGATGAACACCCTCTCCAACCACGCCGACTGGGTCACCGACGCGCCGATGATCCACCTCTACCTCGGCTCCAACACGGTCCTCAACACCTCCGGGTTCGTGACCTGGAACAACCTCCTCACCAGCCTGTCCAACTTCTCCGTCACTCTGCCCGCCACCTACATCACCGTCCCCTACACGGGCATCTGGGAATGGAAGTACCAGCTCTCCCTGTCGCACAGCCCCGCCTCCTCGAACCCAGCATCCGCCACCCTCTACGTCGGCGACGCCTCGTCGCAAGGCACCCGCGTCGCCGGAGACCAGATGGTCCGTGTCGGCGGCGGCATGACCACGTTCCTCGCCTGCTCGGCGTACGTCGCCATGACCGCCGGAACAACCGCGATCCGCTGCTTCTGGCAGTCCTCGACCACGGGCATGACCGCCTACGGCACCTCCCGCGCCACCTGCCTCTCCGGGCGGCTGCTCCAGCGCCTCTAACCCCCAAGTAGCCCTCAACCCTCCAAGGAGGACACACCCCTTGTTTACCCCCGAGTTCTGGCGCGACGCCGCCGAGCGCGCCGTCCGCACCGCCGCCCAGACCGGCCTCGCCCTCGTCACCGCCACCGCGGGCCTGGGCCTGACCGATATCGACTGGGCCGCAACCGCCTCCATCGTCGGCCTCGCCACCCTCGCCTCGGTCCTCACCTCCGTGGCGACCTCCGGTGTCGGCCCGACCGGCACCGCCAGCGTGGTCACTGAGCCCGCCACTGCCTGACCCCGGGCACCACAAAGCCCCCGCCGCAGATCCCCAAATGCGGCGGGGGCTTTCGTGTGCTCAAACCCCAAGGGCGAGCGGAACAGTCATCATGCCACGGCCAGCGCCTCAGGAGTGTCTGTGTCGGCCTGGAGGCCCGCGAGCATCGCGGCAGCGCCGGGGATCTCCACACCGCATTTGGCGGCGTGCGTGATCTGTGCCAGGCGCGTCTCGTTCAAGTCCTCGTCGCCGTCCAGGATGGGGAGCAGGCGGCCCATGTGGTCGTAGAGGTGCACCCAGTGCTCGACCGGGGGCGTGTAGAACTTCCCGCGTCCCTGCGACTGCGCGAGGGCTGGGAACACGCGGATGGTGGGGAAGACGCGCTTGAGGGCCTTCTTTTTAGCGCTGATCTCCAGGTCATCCCATTGTTCTTCGATCACGGTCCAGGGGATCTCTTCTCGTTCGATGCTGGAGACGGGGAGGTCGGTGGTGGCGATGTCGGCCAGTTCCTTGGTGATGCGCTCTTCGGCATCGACCAGGATGGACAGGCTGATCTTGCCTACAGCGTAGGCTTCGGCCAGTTCAGCCCGGCGTGCTTCGAGGACGCCGCGCTGGCGGGCGGCGGCGGCATGGGCTGGTTCGGCTACGGCCTTCGCGGTCTGGTCCGCGTTCGCGGCGTTGAACGCGTCGAACTGGGCGGGGTCCCGCAGGTACACCTTCAATTGTGCGACAACGTACTCGTCCACCACATCGGCTTTGACGTGCGTGTGAACCTTTTCGCACCTGTCGCCGTGGCACCCGTAGTAGCGGATCTTCTCGCCCTTCTGCGTGCCCACGCGCGAACGCAGCGGCTTGTGCTCCGCACCCACACCGCACTCGTAAACACCCGCTCCGAGGTGACGGGCGGCGTTGCCAACCGCCTGCCGCGTCGCCGTCAGCATCAACTTGAGCGTCTCGTACCGGCCGGGGTCGATCACCGGTTCCCAGTTCCCCGGCGTGGTCTCGGCCTTCCACGACTCGACCGGCTTCGTCTTGGTGTCGTAGAGGTAGGTGTGGCGCTGGTAGGCCCTTCGGCCGACCATCGCCGGGTTCAGGAGCGCGTCCTTGACCGCGCGCCAGCGCCACGGGCGGCCCTGGCGGTTGGTGATCCCAGCACCGTTCCAGCGGCGGGCGACTTCGGCGAGCGTCGAGCCTTCGATGTCGATCAGGTAGTCCACGGCCTCGTTGATGACCTTCGCCTCTTCGGTGACGTGGACGTAGGTGGAGCGGTCTTTGGTGTGCGCGAGGCCGAACGGGGCCGGGGTCGTGGCGGCCATGCCGCGCTTGACCCGCTCCAGCTCGGAAAGGTTGCGCCGCTCGGCGAGCCGCTCGACCTCTTGGCGGTTGACCGCGGCCTTGATGCGCGCCTGCATCCGACCGCCCGAGGTGGTCAGGTCGTTGTATGCGTCGTGCGTGTAGCAGACAGGCATTTCAGCGCCCACAAGGAGGTTGATGGACAGCTCCCGCTCGATCGGGGAGCGCAGGAAGCGCTCGTCAGAGCGACAGACGACCTCCTTGAGCTTTCCTTCTTCGATGTCGGCCATGAGACGCTTGAACGCCTCGCGTGGCTTGGCGGGGTTCGAGGCGGACCGGTCCTGGTCGATGTAGAGCACAACCCGAGTCCGGCCGTGCTGGACGCACCATTCGAGGCCGTTCGTGAGTTGGTTGTCGATCGAGACCTCGTCGCGGTCCTTGCGGGTCGGAGAGCGACGGGCGTAGATGGCGGTGATGTCCTGAGTTTCCTCGACACTCAATCCGCCCAGGTCGGAGAGGATTTCGAGGGAATCGAAGCCGCCAATGAGTGCGGCGTGATCGGCGAGACGAGTGCTCACCGGAGATGCCTGGGTAGTTTTACGAGGCATTACATCCATCCTAACGTCAGGATGTGTCACTTGCCTACTTGGATGTGGATCAAGAACGACAAGCGACACAATGAAGAATGCAACTGTAGCAGAAGAGCCCGCGGCCCCACAATCCCCAGGCTAGCGACACCTTGCGGGCCTTGGGAAATGGACCTGACCCTGTCATCATGACGGCGAGCCTCACCCTCGGCGACCCCGGCCGGGCCTAGCTTCGGCGTATGAAGCGATTCGAGACCTTCTGGTCCGCCCTGACTCTCTGCGTGAACGTACTCGGCCTGTTCGCCGCCTGGGCCGTTCTCAACCAGCTCATGCCCACCGCGTGGGCGGTAGCGGTGATGGTGGCTGTCTGCGGTGGACTGGTGGCGTCGGTGCTCATACTCGTGCCCTGGCGGGTCCGCAGGGGGAACAACGCATCTTGAGGTCCGCGCGAACTGCCCGGCCTAGGCTCGTGTCCATGACAAAGCGAGAGCACCCACTCAAGGGCGAGTTCGACACTGCCACGGCGCGCTGGGAGCGCACGACGCACGAGGACGGCACTCCGGCAGCCCTGGAGGTCGGCTACGCCTCTAATGGGCTTGTGGCGCTTCGGATGGCGGCGGACCCCGAGGGCGACATCCTGATCTACACGCCGGACGAGTGGAAGGCGTTCGTGGAAGGCGTCCGGGACGGCGAGTTCGATCTGCCGACCTGGGAGACCGAGGAGGAGTGACGCGCTGGCTGTCCTGATGATCCCCGGCTTCGGCTGGGGCTTCTTCGTTCCTACCGCGCTTCGTCCATGCCGAGCTGGACGGGAGGAGGATCGAAGGGAAGCAGGTTCGCATACAGCTCGTTGACCGCCCAGAGCGCTTCCCTACTGGTCGGGGTGGTCGCAATGGCCTGCCAGGCGATCCTGTCGAGCAAATCCGCGAGGACGTGGCAGGCGTGAACGGCTCGCCGGGGCCCGGTGATCATGACCGGGACGGAGGCGTGGACCGGGGCGAGGAGCGGGTCCGCCTCCAGTTTGAGCAGTCGAGCCCCGGTGGCGCGCGCGGCGTACTCACACAGCCATGAGCGGGCCGTGGCGGCGGTGCCGCGGAACTCAACCGCGATCTCGGCGTCTTCGCCGCTTGGTTGCTGGCTGTGCCGGGCGCAGAGGTCAACGGCCGCTGCGAGCGCGGCCCGGTTCTGATCGGCGCGGAGGGTGTTCCGAACGTCGATCTTGCTCGCGTGCTTGTCGATCGCGTGAACGAGTTCGTCATCGACAGGGAGGGTGTAGGGGATCGTCATGCGGTTGTCCTTGGGTCGGTAACGGCATAGTCGGTCTTCAAACTGTCAGCTACCCGACAGAAGTGTACGACACTCTGTGATTGCATGGTGGGTTCCAGTGATGACGACGACAGCGGTTGCCTGCCATCGAAACTCAAAACGCACGTTTTGAGTTTCCAGGTGGGAAGGTATGAGTACGCAGCATTGTGCGCAAAATGCCCACGCCGAGTGAGGGTCATGCGACTGTGACATAACGAGTCTTGTGTGGCTCTTGGTAGTCATGTTCTCAACGAGGCGTGATGTGTGATCATCATCACGAAAGACGTTCACATGCTTCCGAGACTGTCCAAATTGCTCATTAGCCCCGCTGGTAGCGCCCGCCTCACCTACACGTTTACAAGGTTGCATATCCGAGTCATGTTCACGGTAACCATGCCCGTGCGACCGTAACGGCGATGCGAGCGGTGGACGCTCGTGCTCAAATAGCTGTTCACTTGTCGGAGTCGCCTAGCTACCCATCTGGCGACGACTGCTTGCGGGGATTACTGCCACGGTGCGCAGCCGCAGCGATTCGACTGACGTGTCCTCACTGGAGTACGCACCATGACGATGATCGATCCCCCGCCCAAGACCCTCACTGCCCCAACGAGGACGACCGGAGAGCACCGCTCCTACAGTCAGTTGTCTGCCTACGAGCGCTGCCCGTACGCCTACTACCTGACCCGGATGCGCGATGACATCGAGGAGCGCCCCGACGCCTGGCGGCCCCACGGCACCGCCCTCCATGCCGCGGCTGAATTCTGGGAGCGCTCAGGGCGCACCGCCAGCCGCACGGCGGTCGAGGAGAAGTTCACCGAGGTCTACAAGGCAGAGATTAACGCCGAGCTGGAGCGCGTCCCGAACCTCGACTACTGGGCCTGGTCCGGTGGCATCAAAGCCGAGGACGACATCCCGCGTCGGCTCGCCCTCGGCCTCGCCCAGGTCGGTTACTACATCGACTACTACGGGCTCAACCCCGATCAGCAGCCGTGGACCACGCCCGAAGGCGAACCCGCGATCGAGCACCGTCTTGAGGTCGACCTCGGCGGCGTCCGCGTTGTCGCGATCGTCGACATGATTCTCTCGCACCCCAAGCACGGCATCATCGTGCGCGACAACAAGATCTCGAACCCGCCCGCGGGCTCGCATCAGCTCTGCGTGTACGCCGTCGTGACCAACGAGGTGTACGGCACCGCGATCGACCTCGGGGACTACTGGGTCGGCAAGAAGGGCAAGCCGGGACGCATCCGCCACCTCGCCGGGCGGAGCGGGGAACAGTGCACCCCTGACTACCTGGGGAACCAGTTCGCCAAGCTCGACGCGAACATCAAGGCCGGCAACTTCCCGCCGAACCCGTCGGGTACGACCTGCCGGTCCTGCTCGGTCAACGCGCACTGCCCGTTCCGCGCGATCTAAGACCCCCGTGGGTCCCGGTCCGGGCCCCGCGCGGAGCACTCTCCTACCTACCACTCGCCAGAGTCCCTTATCGACTCTGCACCCGTTCACAGCGGTCCGGCACACCGCTCCTGCTGACATCACTTAACGCGGTGGATCACACACAAGGAGTGAGTTCATAGTGGTTGTTTCCCATCTCGAAATCGTCCACCCCCAGGCGAGCACGGTCGACGACTTCACGTTCCCGCCGACCGGCGGGCACATCAGGGTCGTCAACGGCGACGACGAGGACGGCCCCTGGTTCGTCG